CTACCATCTTGGACTTACCGTTACGGTTGCTTTGATGTCATATAGCTTAATCAAATGGTTGGCGGCTTGTTTGAGCAGTATGATTTTTTGAGGCTCGCTGGCTTTTTTCATCTTCCTATTGACACCCTGCCAATAGGCTTCCTTAACCTTGGTGGGCTCCCGGCCTTCTACCAAGCGGATGTATTCGTAGCAGGTAGCTACGTTCCAATTTTTACTGCGGATATAGGCACAGAACGAGCCCTTGTGACTGCCACGGTAAGTTCCGTTACGGTTCATAATTGAAAATTCATTCCTGAGTTTAATAAGAAGTTGCCCGGCTTCCCGCCGCTGGGCTAGTAACAGGCGTTTGTTGGTGGTGATCTGATCCAGAATTTGACCAATTTGAGTAGCGATAACTTCAATCTGATTGCTGGTTTTGGTTGCTGTAGTTGCCATACTTCGACCTCTCCTACTTATGAGGGCCGATAGTTAAAACTTATTTCATTATCAATTCTTGGGAGTTATCAAACTATTGAGTATCAGATAGAAGGAGCATGAAATGAACAGACAACAACATGCGGAAGCAACAAAACTCGTTACCGAATATGTGATCGCCCATCCTTTTGAAACCCAAAAGGCAGTAGCGGTTAGGTTCGGGCTAACCCCCAATCAGGTTCACTGGATTGTACGCAAAGCCAACCTGCACAAGAAACGGGGAGTAGTCCCGGATTTGATTGAGCAGGGCGAATGGCGGTTTTTTCCAACGAAATCAAAAGTGGAAGGAGCTGGGAAGTAGTGAAACAAAAACAACAGCCAATACAAGCAAGACCACTACCATTGCCAAGGTCAACTCCGGAGCACACTTGTATCAAATGTGGTGGAGCAATAGAAGAAAGCAGACCTAACTCCACTTCCTGCCGTGCCTGTGACACCCGCCTCAAAGAGGCGATACCAAAGCGGGAAATCAAGTATAGCCAGAAGGCACTGAAATATAGTGCCCATACCGAAGATTTGCTTGGAGAAATTGCTGTGATTAGGGAGCGTTGGGAACTCATCTTCCCTGTTCCACCACCCGTTGACTGGCGTTTTGCTCAGTGGCATAAGTTCTATGGATTTGACCTCATCGTTGCTGGTATGGAACAAACTTTGAAGAAAATGTCCACAGATGCTGCCCATAAGGACGACCCAAAATATGAACCAGACCCTGAACATCCCGTCTTGAAGATAACCACGGATGATGTCACCAACTATTATGGTGGATGTATGAATGGAATCAAGAAAGAACTGGAAGCCCGCAATGCGGATAAGGAGAATAAGAGTGGAACTTAAAATACTCACTCCTGAACATCTGCTGGAAATAGCAAAGTGGCCATCAGCAGCAGTGAGGGTATACCTTGCCCATATAGCAAGAGAGAACCTAGGAGGGCAATCCTGGCCATCCCTGGATACCCTCTGCGAGGATACCGGGCTATCCCTTCGCACCGTCAAGGTAGCCAGGAAATGGTTAGTGGAGCATGGCAAACTTACCAAGGTAGATGAAATCCAACCACGCAACCATGGAAAGTATGCTGTTCCCGTTATGATGTCTACCGTAGAAACAGCCGTGGTGCAAGATTTGACAGCCGTGGGCCAGTTTACGGTGGGCCAAAAATTGCACCCAGAAGAGATTTTAGATTTAGATTTTGATTTAGCCCTTAACCGAGACCCACAACAAGCCATAGAAGGAGTTTCTAATTTAGAGTCTGCTCAAGCACCCTCTATGGCGTCTTTTGAAAAAAGGGTAGAAGAGCAAAATCAAAATCAAAATCAAAACCAAAACCAGCAGGGTTCTATTAGCCATGGTAGGAAACAGCAATTTGGTAAAGATGGAACTCCTTGGACTGAGGAGATGTATTCCAGAGACTATTCTTCGGCAAAGAGACTAGCATGGGTACTGGAACACAATGGTGAACCGATGCATAAAGCAATTAGCCCGGAAGCTAAAGCCCAAGCTGAGGTTGAAGCCCAAGTAGTGATGGTGATGGATTCAGTATGCAGTTGTGGCAATGGCTACGATAGTAATGACTTCTTCAGGAACAAGGATGATCCTCGTTGTTCTGCTTGCCAGGACGGAGTTGGCCCAACTTTCTAGCGTATTAACCAGTAGAGGCGATTAGAATGTTAAACCCAGCGTTGACAGGAGATGAAGTAATACAAATTTGGGCTTGGCTAGGATTACAACGTCACCTGGATGTTATTGACGTGGTAAGATACCGGGAGTGGCGGAACGAAATTAATACTCTGGAGCGTTGGTATGCAATACCCTCCCCTGTTCCGCAGCCCCCTCCCTCACCCGGCAATGCCGATAACTCGCCGGAGGCGATGCTTCGCAGCAGCGGGGCACCTAGGAGCGATCTGTAAGCCCCCAACCATATGTTGATACCAATCAGGCTATGGCGGGGGTTAGAAAGCCATTGGCGGTTGTAGAGCAACCGGGAATTATAGGAGAGAGGTCACATGGGTAATAGAGGCAGCAGGAAGTTACCAGTTCCGCCAGTCCCGAAAAGTAAGCCGTCTCCGGCTCGGAGAGCCGATGGCAGGAATACCGGGCGGAATAAGAATTGGTTTACCCGATGAAACAAGGGCGAGTGTCCGGCAGTGCCGATTAACTCGCCCAGTCCCCGGCAGGTATGCCGATTAGCACGCCATCAATTCAACTTCCAACCGCATCAAGGCGTCCCTGAGATTGTTCCCTGCATCTTTCACCATCCGCCCGAAGTTTGGACGTTCTCCGACTCCCCCTTCTGAATCCCAGACCCGCTCAAGCAGCTTGGTAGCTTCGCCGGAGATACCGTAACTTGAAAATTCCAAAACATGGCAACGGCTGAGGAATCGCTTTTCGAGTCCGGTGGTTTCGTTGCAGGTGAAAACCCAGATGGTGTTAGGAGCACTATCCGTGCAATCCAATTTGGAGAGCAAGGCGATCTGTGCCGCTGGGCTCATCCTGTCCGCCTCATCCACGATTACCAGATGCATCTTGTAACCCGTCATCGGGTAATATTGGCAAGTTCTCCTCACCCGTTCGATGGTTTCCAGATTGCAGTTTTGGGATGGGATGTGATGGACTTCAGCCGGAATCGCTTCCGCCAATGCCAATCCCATTGTGGTTTTCCCAGTGCCGCTGGCTCCGACAAACAGCCAAGCGGACGGCATCGGATTAGCAGCCAACTTTGCCAGAATTTTCTTGGGTTTTTCCAACCCGGCAAATCTGCAATGCTGCGAGGGCGATATTTTTCCGACAATGCGACCGGAAAGGCAAACCCGCCTTGAGCCGGAGTAGTTTCCCCAAACAGATTCGTAGTGGTAGACATGGCTAGTATTCCTCCGGCAACAAAATGCAAGTTGAACTTCTGTCCCATTCCGTGATGATCCAGATGCGGACGCCATCCGGCAACAAGTAGGCGGAGAGAATGCGGAAACCTTCCCGCACGGATAGTTCATTTTCGGCAACGTCTTCAGCGGAAAGTTCGCCCCAATCCCCGCTGAGATGGCGGTCAAGGTAGGCTGAGGGATTACCCCCGGAGCTTAGAATCGAGTCCAAAGCTCCGGGAGTGATTACCGTTTGACCCAGTGAGAATTTAACCGTCATGGCGTACCCCCGCTGGGAGATACTGCCGTGTATCGCAATGCTTGAACCTATCCGCACCGCCCCAGGTTCCCATATACATGTAATTCCCCGCATAGATGGGTGAAGCTGGGTCGGCTGATAGCCGACCCGCCGCAATAGCGCCGTCGAACGCTTTGTTCGCATCCCGGTATGTAATATCCGTGAGTAGGGTCATGCTATTTATCCCCCGTGCAGTACAGGATGTGGTTCTGCGAGATACCGCAAAAGAACGTATCCAGGTCTAAGTCATCGGCAACCTGATACTCTCCGGCTTCAATCACCACGAAGTAATCACGGTCATGCTTGCGGGCAAGGCGAATAGCTTTTTCTTGTGCCTGGGTGTAAGTCATGGCTATTTCCCCTCCGCTACCGCCGACCCTAGAATCAGGTCGGCGGCTTTTTGCGCTGCGGATGCTGCCGTGATGACTAGCTTGCTATCGCCTTTGAGCACTCGAATCCAGCTTTGCAGGTATGCCGTGGAGTTTCTTAGCGTCTTGGCTTCGATTCCGGCATGACCGGAGATGAATGCCGCTCCCATCTCCGCAACGAGTTCTTCCTTGCTGTAGACCGCATCGCCAAAGAAATGCATCGAGGTGATGCCGTCACGATTGAGCCGATTGCGGTGCCCCGTGCTATGTGTGAGTTCGTGGAATAGCGTGCTGTAATAGCTCTCTGGATTGTCGAATGCTTCACGCTGGGGCATGTTGATGTAGTCGAGACTAGGCGAGTAAAACGCCTTATCTCCGCCGTGTTTAATCTCCGGCTTGCAGAAGCACTTGGCGAGAATTTCTTCGCATTTTGGGATTGCGTCGAACGTCTTACCCGCAACCGGAGTATCGTCAACCTTGAGACCGGGAATGGTGCATTGTTCCAAGTTGAAGACGTGATACAGACGGCACATCGCCCATTCCTGCTTGGTAATCTCGCCGTCTGGTTGTTCCTTCTCCGACTCGCCAAACTTCCAGAAGCAGATGGGAGTTGATTTCTCCCCAGCGTTAACATGCCCGCCGATGGATGCGGCTTGCTTGTAAGTGACCCAGAACGGAGAGCTATACGGCGCTAGTCCTGTAAGCAGGGCATTGATGCCCCGATATGGTTTCTGCGAGAGCAGATTACGGGAGAGCGTAGGAACTCCGCCGTAAGTGCGCCACGGTTTTTCCCAAGGGATAGCTCCCTTTTCGAGTTGCTCGATTATGCGAGCAGTGATGGTTTCGTAGACGGATGGTTTGGTGGTAGAATTTGCAGTAGCCATGTCGATTCCTTCCTGAATCGGTTTGGTTAGCGCCGTGTGAGTGTTTCAGCACTTGCACGGTGCGTTTGTGTTTCAGATGCGAACTTAGCACGGGCGTCAAACTGGCTTCAGTGGAAAAGTAACTCAGACCAGCGCAAACACTGGCTATATATTTTTTTTTAGTAACTCGCAAATTGCCCGCAAATCACTTGCGAATGGGTCGGAAATTCCAATAACAACCGCAAAACACTTACTCGCATGAATTACCCAGACCCATAGACATTCATTCACACATGTAGATATATCATAGCCATCAGATTCAAGTTTGCACATCTCCGCCGCAACTCTCCCGCCGATTGCTCAAAACTCGCCAGAAACTCCGCCGAAACTCCGGCGCAGAATGCTTGACTCTCAGCCCTCGCAACGATTGCAACGGCTTGCGGCTGAGAATCGTAATGCGTCTTACGATTTTCCGTTTATCGCTGCTGTTTTCCGGCTACAGACGATCACCAGGGAGATTGCTGCTTTGCGTGCGGGGCGAGGGCGGGATGGCGAGAGGAACGTTATTTTCTATCGGCTTAGGGGCGTAGGGGAGCCTCGCCCTGGCGTCGGCGGGCAGGATGTCAACTGATGAATTTCCCGACCCAGCCCTTAATCCGTGATTTCTCAACTACCAACCCTATTGGTAGGAGAAAGTAAATTGCCATTCCGCAGCCAACATCAAGCCGACTACTTTTCCGCCAATAGAGATGACCTCGAAAAGCAGGGCGTCAACGTAGACGAATGGGAGAAAGACACTGATTGGTCTTCGCTCCCGGACAAGGTTCCGTCGAAACGGAAATCTAAGTCCAAGCCGAAAGTAAGGCTTCGGAAGGCTCAATAATTATGAACATTGACCGCCGCCACAAACTAATCGGTCTACTTCGCTGTATAGGTCGTTACGGTTACGAGAAGAATCCGGGCGCAGCATACAAAGCTTTGGAGCTTGTTGCCTATCTGGAGGGCTGGCTCCCTGCTCAATCCACTACCTCTAAACTCCCGGCGATCAAAGACCCCGAACCGATTATTGAGGAGATGTTGGCCGGTTCCGAAGGAACCGATAACGCCGACGCTATCACCGATTTGCTCAAGAGCTTATCGGCTCCGGCTCCCGCAGTGCGGATATCGGTTCTACGAACCGGCGATAAGGAACCGGGGGAGCCCAAGTGAGCTACACCATAATTACCGCCGCCTCGATCACCAACGCCGCAGGCGTATTCGCAGTAGCGAGAGTTAACGGCTCTCTCTGTTTCACTGTTTTTCAAGGTACTCGAAAGCGGAGTAGCGGTAGTCTCCGTATAAGGATTTAATTTATGGCAATTCCCTTTCGCTCGAATTGTGACTTCGGTCAAAATCAGCTACTAAACTTTGCGGTGCAGAGTTTATCCTCCGACCCCGGAACTCCCGTATCAGGACAACTCTGGTTTAACACAACCTCCAGCACATTAAAAATGTACGATGGAACCACCGTCCAGACGCTTGGCGAACTTTCCACAACTTTGGATGCGTTTGCCGATCCTGTTGCCAATCTTGCCATGGGCGGGCACCTAATCAACAACGTTGGAACCCCGTTAGCTGCCAGCGATGCAGCCACAAAAGGCTACGTTGACGCAGCAGCTCTTGGACTGGATATCCACGCCTCCGTAGTCGTTGCAAGCACTGTAAACATCGCTATTGCTTCTGCTCTTATCACTGGCTCGGTGATCGATGGTATTACCGTTTCCACTGGTCAAAGAGTCCTATTAAAGAACCAGACTCTTCCCGCCCAGAACGGTGTATACAATGTAGTTGCTTCTGGTGCTGCTGTTCTTGCTTCTGACTTTAACAGTTCCACTAACTATGTCTCTGGCGCATTTGTATTCGTTGAAACTGGCACTGCATGGGGAGCAACCGGGTGGGTAGTCACAACTCAGGGCACAATTACTCCCGGAACTACTGCTGTCACTTGGGTTCAAATGGCTGGAACCTTACAGTATTCAGCGTCAGGTTCAGGTGGTCTAACACTAACTGGAACAATTTTCTCCGCTAACACAGATGGCGTAACCACAGGTATTATTTCCAATAATATCGTTGTTAAATCCTCTGCTACCCAGTATCAAGTTCTTACTTCTGCTGGATCGGGTGCTGCCACATGGGGGACGGTTAACCTTGGATCATCAGCCGCCATAACTGGCAACCTCCCTACAGCCAATTTAAATTCTGGAACTTCAGCATCAGGAACAACATTCTGGTGCGGAAATGGCACATGGGCAACCCCTGTAGGAAGCGGCAATGTGTCAAACTCCGGTACTCCTGTCGCTGGTCAATCGGCACAATGGGTTTCTGCCACTACGATTGCGGGCATAGCGAATACAGGAACTGGCAGTAATGTGCTGCAAACTACCCCGACCCTTATAACTCCTATCCTTGGAGTGGCTGCTGCTACCTCCGTCAATGGATTATCTATTACCTCTAACGCTACGGGTTTCACTCTCGCTGGTGGAACCACGTCGGAGACGGTTATATTCCCTATTTCAGGAACCATCGGAACGGCTGCGTTTATATCCGCTACTGCTGGTGGAGACTTGTCAGGAACCCTGCCTTCCCCCACGGTAGCAAAGATTAACGGAGTGGCAGTTCCCACGATTGCTGCGGCTACGGGTCTGATGTATGACACGGCGGGAACCCTATCTATCGCTGCTACCCTACCTACAGCCGCAATGCCAGCCCTCGCAGGAGATTTAACTGGGTCTGGTGGATCATTATCCGTCACTGTCTCCAAGATCGCAGGAGTAGCCCTTCCGACGCTAACAGCAGCCACGGGTATCCTGTATGACACGGCTGGAGTATTGTCCCTGGCGACTACCTTACCCACGGCAGCGATGCCAGCATTAACCGGAGATTGCACCAACACCGTTGGCACACTTGGAACTACCGTTGCTAAACTCAACGGAGTTGCCCTACCTACTTTATCCGCTTCTACCGGGTTGCTTTACGATAACGCAGGAACTTTGTCCCTGCAAACAACCCTGCCCACGGCTGCCGTTCCTGCTCTAACAGGAGATGTAACTACTACTGGCGGTGCCTTAGCGACCACCTTAACCACTGTCAACGCTACTCCAGGCACCTTCCGTTGTGCGACGGTCACTACTAATGCCAAGGGTTTAATTACAGCATCCTCAACGGGTAAGTATGCTACGACGATTGGTAACGGCGCTGCAACATCCTTCACCATCACCCATAGCCTTGGAACGCAGGATGTGGTTGTCCAGGTATGGAACATCTTAACTTCTCCTTACGATTATGTGAATGTGGAAGTTCAAAATACATCTACTACAGTTGCAACTCTCGTTTTCGCTACCGCCCCAGCGACCAACAACTACCGTGTTATTTGTATAGGTTAAAACATGGCAATACCGATCAACTCAAATACCACAGTTCAATCTGGCGTTACTTTATCAGCGACAGGAACAGGTTTAATTACAGCGACAGGCTTAGAATCTGCTACCACTACCGTATCTGTCTCTGGCGCTGCTGCCCCCACTTTAGGACAAGTATTAACCTGCTCAGTGGCAGGGACAACTGCTACTTGGCAAACTCCTTCAGCACAAGCCTTTTCAGCTATCACAGCAGGAACAAACGCTACCGCCCTTGTAATCGGCACAGGAGGTAGTTTAACTGTTTCAGGAACCGGGTCAATAACTGCAACCCACTGCCCTTATTCTGGATTAACTGGCACAGTTCCCACATGGAACCAGAGTACGACTGGTAATGCAGCCACGGCGTATAACTTATTTGGGTCTGCTATTCTGCCCTACGGAACCGCAGCCACGACTCAACCACCCTATGACAACTCCAACATCTTGGCTACAACGGCTTACACCGATGCGGCTGTCAGCGTCGAATTCTTCCGAGCATCGGCGGCTGAAGGTCTGTTGGCTCCCCTAGCATCTCCGGCTTTCACGGGCATAGTTACAGGCGTCACCGCCACTATGGTCGGGCTCGGCAACGTCACAAACGATGCCCAGACCAAGGCAGCAATCATGCCGAATACCGCCCCTGCCGCTGGTAAAATCCCAATCGGTAATGCTGGAGGCACAGCCTATGCTCCTGTTGCATTAACTGGCCCGGTTACGGTTACTTCCGCTGGCGTTACATCCGTAGCGACATTAAACCAAAGCACAACGGGAACAGCGGCTAATTTATCTGGGACACCCACCCTACCAAACGGCACGGCAGCGACCACCCAAGGTTTGGGTGATGGCTCCACCAAGTTGGCTACCACTAACTACTGCGATGACCAGACCCTTAACTTTCCAGGCGGATGGTCATACCGCAATAGGCTGATCAATGGTGCCATGCGGACAGACCAGCGTAACTCTGGAGCCTCACAGACCATTACAGCGTCTGCGTTCACTTACACCGTGGATCGCTGGTTCGCCTACTCGACGGGTGCTAATGCCACGGGACAACAGGTTGCTGGGTCTGCTGGCTTTCCTTACGCCTACAAAATCACAGGCGCAGCCTCTGTCTCATCTATTGGTTTTCTCCAGCGCATCGAGTCATCCAATATAGCTGACTTAGCCTCCACTACAGTGTCGCTTCAAGTGCTGATCGCTTCTTCCTCTCTAACGAGCATTACGTGGGAAGCATGTTATCCAACGACCACCGACTCCTACGGGACTTTTTCTAGCCCGTCGAAAACCGTGATAACGAGTGGAATCTTCACGATTACAAGTACCCTCTCCAGCTACTCAACTACTATTGCGTTACCAGCGGGAGCAGCCAAGGGCTTGGAGATTAGTTTCACCGCTGGAGCACTCGGGGCGGCTGCCACAGTAACCATAACTGGGGCACAACTCGAAGCTAGTTCTCAGAGCACTACTTTTGAACGGCTTCCAATCTCGTTAGAATTGGCGGAATGCCAACGGTACTATCAGACCCAGGCTTATTTGAATCCAATTTCTTGTGTGAGTTATACGAGCAACGGTGACACTCGTAACAATTTCCCATTCCCGGTCACCATGCGAACTACGCCAACAGTCACACTGAGCACGTATTCTTGGTCTATCGTTGGATTTGGCTGTATTAACTCTGCACTGAATGTAGCTAATTATTGTGTCAATCAGACCTTGGTCGTGCAAGTTCAGGGAACCAACACCAATGGGTTTTACATTTATTTCAACACAGGGTCATCTTACAACCTCAATGCACTTGGGACTGTGGCAGTGTGGGGTTCCAGCACAGCATTCTCCTATTACGCAAGTGCAGAGCTATAAGTAAAGCGGTCATTTTGCTCCGGCGAAGCCTTCGGCGCAAAAAGACAACTTCCCCCTGCTCTATATAGATGACTCTCGCTACTGCGAATATCGCTGCGGATTTGCGGCGGATTTGCGCTGCTGCCGAAATAAACCCAGCCGATCCCGACGCCGCCAATTTGCTCCGCCGCAAATGCAAGACAGACCTTCGCTTTCTTGGACATCATGTTCTCGGAATTCCCTACTATGAGCCCGTTCACGGCAAATTCATCGACCTTTTTGTTCAAAAAGATCTCAGCAAAGGCATCTACGAGCAGGACGGCACCCGGCAAAGATTGCTTCTTGCTCCCAGAAATGTTTTAAAAACGACCTGGGACGGCGTTGACATCCTCCAGTGGATCATCTGTTTCCCGGACATTCGTATTTTGATCCTGTCCGGCACGCAGGATTTAGCCATTCGCATGGTCGGCGTGGTCAAACGCTACCTCCAATCCAATCCCGTTATTCGGGCTTTGTTTCCCCTCTGTCCGGTAGAGGAAGACCAGCGATGGGGTAACGTCGATGAGTTCACCGTCACCCGTTCGATGGATTGGCGTGAGCCCACCCTATGCATGTCCACTATTTCATCAGTCAAAGCCAGCAGCCACTATGACCTTTTTAAGATTGACGATGTAGCCAACGAGCTGAATTGCGCCACGCCAGAACAGCGGAACAAGGTGAAATCCGCCATTGAAGACACCTACTACTTGCAGGAGCCGCAAGGTTCATATTTCGACTTCATCGGCACCCGCTATGACACGGACGATTACTACGGTCATCTTTTGGCCGCAAACGAACAAGCGGAACTGGCTGGGGAGCAGCTTCCCACGAAGGTATGCGTCCTGTCAGCATGGACGATCAAAAACACTCGCCCTATCGAGACTGACGAAAATAATGTTCCGATCCTCACGAAAGACGATGTAGAGCTTCTTTACCCGGAACGCTGGAGCTTCAAGGAGCTGCATAAGCAGTACCGGAAGAATCCATATAAATTCTCCTGCCAGATGCAGAATAAACCAGACGCTAGTCTTGAAAGCGCCTTAGTTTCCTTCGATGACGCCCTGATTCACAATCACACCATCCCCTATGAGCAACTTCCATTCTCGGGGCGCACCTTCGTTTGTTTTGACCCTTCCGGCTATAGCAAGGCGCTCAACACCGACTATTGCGCTGGAGTCGTCGGAAGGCTTTCCGACAATGGACGCCTTTACATCCTTGACATCATTAGAGGACGCTATAACCAAGTTCAGATGGCAGCAGCCATTGTTACCGCCGCAAAAGACTGGCAACCCGAGATCACGATTATCGAGGACTCCCAGGGCAGCAAGGGTATTGAGCCGACCATCATTCAAATCGCTCAGGAGCAGCATGTAGCCGTCCCCATCCACTGGTACACCTACTCCCGGAAAAAGAACTCAAAATCCCTTCGCATCGGCCATGTAGCCTCCGTAATGCGTGCCGACCGCCTCTGGTTTGCGGCTCACATTAGGAACAGCGAGCTTCAGGCGATGAGGGAGGAGTTCGTCAATTTCCCCTTTGGTCGCCACGATGACATTGCCGATGCCATCTCCATCCTCGTCTCCTACCTGCCCCAGCTCAGCGAAGGCCCAGCGATTGCTCTGGATCACGACTCCCGCCAGAGGCGTATTCAGGAACTCAGAGATAAGGTTTTTGACCAGATGGTGTTCGGAACTGACGACCCTCAGCGGGGGGAGCTTATTACCTCCGATGGCTATGACGATTTGCTTGGCTCCAGCCTAATGCATCGCCCCTCCTGAGTTTTCCGACTATTCGCCCCTCTAATGTATGCAACTAGAGAACCCGGCGAATGCCAGTTCACCCATAGCAGAGGACGAAATCGAGATAGGGCAATCCCCCAAGGATACCGCTGCCCTTAAACTGGTCTGCCAACAATTTGAAAAGACCGAGGCTTGGCTTCAGACAAAGCAATGGCGTCTCCATTGGAGAACAGCACAGCTTTTGTATGACCCGATTATGTCTGAAAAGACTTGGGAGGGCAGCAATGTTCCGCAGAGCAATGTAAACATCTATACGATTGCATCGCTTATCAAATCCGTGGAGCCTCAGATTATCTCCGGGCTCTTCAGCGATGACCCACCTTTCGAGATTGAACCCCGCCCCCGCAGCAAGCAAGAAGAAGCACGGGCTATTCAAGCCCTACTCCACTTTGAATTGGAGGAGTGCAAATTCAGGGAAGAAATGCGGCTTGGCGTCAGGGATTGCCTCACCTTTGGAACCTCAATATGGAAATGGGGCTGGGAAAGTTACACCCGCAAACGCAAAGTTTACAACCGCAAGGCAGAGCCCTTGTCTATTGACTCAGGCATTCCCGGCACCGAACCTACTCTCCTGCACACTAAAGACAGCGACACCATCACGGTTGAGGAAGTTGATGAGGACGTAGACCGCCCCACCTTTGAACACCTTGACCTCCGCCATATTTATGTTGACCCCGGCTTGCGTGTTCCCGATATCCGCAAGGCAAAGTTCGTCATTCACCGCCTGAAGGTTTCGGCAGAGGAGTTGGAAAACCTTCGCAAGTTCGAAGGCTATGACATCCCGCCGAAAGAGGAATTGAAATCTCTCCTGTTTTCTCCGGCAGAAAGTAGCCCCATCGCCGGACTCGAACTCAACCAGACCGCCAATTTCTATGACCGTCAGGCTGTCCCGAGAGATGAAGACCACACCGTAGACCCCACGATAGACGAGAAGTTTGAAGTTTTAGAATATTGGAGCGATACCAAAGTTATTGCGGTACTTAACCGTAAGTTAGTTATCCGCAACGAGCGGAATCCTTTTGAGCGGCTTCCGTTTGTTTCTGTTACTTGGTTCGATGTCCCAAATAGTTTTTATGGGCTGGGCATCGCAGACCTCTGCGGCTCCGAACAAATCATTCAAAAAGGGCTAATAGATGCCCACCTGGACGAAACCTACTTCAATCTGAACTTGCCGATTTTTATCCAGCAGGGCAAGAACGTTCCCGTTGCGAACATCCGCATGGCGCTTGGCAAATTTGTGCGGGTGGAGGATGTCTCCGCCATCAAGCCCATGCCCCGCATGGAGGCCGTGCCAGAGGCTTTTGCCGAAGTGCAAGCCAGCCAAGCCAGGGCAGAGGCGACATCCGGCGCAAATGAACTAATCGTGCAGGGGCAGATGCCCAGCCAGGGGAGAAGTTCCATCACCCGCACCGCCACCGGAGCAAACCTGTTAGCCGGAGGCTCCGGCGCAAGGTTGGAAGCCTTTGTGGAGCGGATTGCAGATCAAGTGTTTATTCCGGCCCTTGATGCCTTCTACGAACTCAACCGGGAACTGCTCCCGATGGATCAGCTTCGCCAGATTCTCAGCGAAGAGATGGAGGAAGCCTACGAGGGTGATCACCTTGAGATTTTCGATGTCCGCATCATTTTCGATGTTAAAGCCGCAGCCAGGATGCAGTCCCGCCGTCAGATGGCGGCTGCACTTCCGATGCTTGTACAGACCCTTGTCACCGATCCAGTTCACACGATGCTTACTCAGCAAGGCAAGAAAGTTGATGTCAACGAATTGATAAACATGGTGTTCGATGTGAGCGGTTGGCAAAACAAGAAAGACGTAATTCTGGATATGAGCCCTGAGGATCAGCAGCGGGCAGCTATGTCAAACCCGGCAGTTCAACAAATGCTGGCGCAGAAACAGCAAGGGCAGCAGGACTTGAACAGCAAATTGTCCGTGGTTGATTCGGAAAACGCAGCCCGTGCATTCAGGGAGCTTATGCGGCAGTCCATCGAAAAGTCCGGTGAGTCGGAAACGGTGGAAGGTACTCCGGGTAACCAAGGGCTGCCAGGGGCAATTTAATGACTATCACATCCTTACATAGAGACGAAACAGCTTCATGCCTTGCATCGCTGCTGGCAACTGATGGCTGGGATTTCGCTCTGGAACTCTTGCAGGAGCAGGTTGATAGGGCACAAAACAAGGCTCTATCCGCCGACCCAAGCGACCCCGCTAAATCGGCAATGCTTTTAGCCAGGGCGCAGGCGATGAAAGAGATGGTAAGTAGTTTGATAAATACGATTGAGGAAATCATTGATGAAAGCAACAACACCAAAGGGATTTAAGAACGTGGCGAAGAAGATCGAGAAAGAGGAAGGCGTTTCCAAGAAGTCTGCCGGAGCCATTCTCGCCAGCGCCACTCGCAACGCAAGCAAGACGGCGAAAGCCAAGAACCCGAAGTTGAAGAAGGTTAAGTAAGCGCAGCACGTCCCGGATTGGGGCAAAGGCACTATGACGAAAGAAGAACTAAAAGCCGCTGTAGAAGCGGAATTCGCAAAACAGAATGAACCGGAACCACAACCTCAATCCGAGATTGAAGAGCCGGAAGAAGGCGAACTTTACAAAACTGCCGATGGTCAATGGAGCGTATCTATCGACTTGAACGACGGAAGCGGTGTGCAGTCCTTTAAGGACGTGACCAAAAACGGTTTGATTGCCAAGCTCACCAAGGCTCAGGAGCACGCCACCCACAAGATCAAGGATTTGAGTCGTCAGGTGAAAGAAAGCAAGCGAGAGCTTAGCAAGCCGGAAACAAAGTTTGAGCCATCTACCTTGACCGACGAGGAAAAGTTCCTACTCGGACAGGAGTTGCAAACGAACCCGACCGGAGCCGTAGCGAAGCTGATAAAAGCGACGGTGGGCGCTACTCCTGATGAAATTCGGGAGGCATTGACCGAAGGTAGGAGAGCTACCGCCGCATTGAAGGCGCAGCAAGAGGGAGCAGCGTTTATCACTGCCCACCCCGAATATGCGAATACGCCCGCAAATGAACAGGCGATGACGAAGTATCTCAACGAGAACAGTCTCGCTTTTACCAAGGCGAACCTTGAGATTGCTTATGAAGATTTAGCCGACACCGGATTGGTTTCGGTGCATGAAGAAAAAGAACAGCAGGAGCGTATTGCACCTGTTGCAAAGAGGGTGGAAGAACTCCCTCAACGAAAAAGGCACGTTGGTTTGTCTACCCGTCAGTCTGTAGCAACAGAGGACGAGGAGCCAAAGCCAAAACAATTAACCGTAGAAGACATGCTGAAAATGTCACCGGAAGAACGCAGACGGATTGTTATGCGGTCGCAAAGTAGTTCTCAGCGATAAAGGATAAATAATTTTATGGCACTCACAGCCACCGCAATAAGCAATTCCAACCTCTCGAACACCCAAGCGGTGTATTACGAGAGTCAGGCTATCGAGAGTTTGTTCATGCATCTTGCATTCGCAACTCTTACTACGCCTCGTAGCTTGCCACCTAACCGTGGTAAGACAATTCAACTCTTCACCTATGCCACTTCCTGGGCAACCACTGGTGTAACGGCTGGGAACCAACCACCCACCCAGACCGAAGGCGTCGTAGGAACTGGTTTAGTCCCTACAGCACCCGACGTGCAAGCGGTGCTTGGCGAATACGCCGACTACATCACGGTTAGTACCTTCGCTAAGGAAATCGCCATTGACCCGATGCTTGAGAACCTTTCCAAGGTATTGGGCTATCGTGGTGCTCTAGTTAGTGACACCATTTGCCAGATGGAATTCGATACTGCAACGGCGTTGGATACTAGCACTGTTGTCGATTTAGCTCCCGCAGCATATATCACTGCATCCACTATCCGTACTCAAGTTGCAGGACTGGAAGGAAACAACATCCTGCCCTTTGAAGACGGCATGTATCGGGGCTTAATTCACCCTTACGCTGCCGCTGATTTGTTTAATGATCCGACTAACAACGGCATCACCGACATCTTGAAGCGTTCAGAATCCGGTCAACAGCTATTGCGAGATGGCTGGGGTAAAGGCAACAACTACAACGTGGTTGAGTTCGCTGGCGTGAAGTTCATCACTTCGCCAAACGTACCAATTGCCACTCTTGGCGCTGGCCCTCTATCTGGACACATCGCACTCAGCACATATATTGCCGGAGCAGATGCTATGTTCAAAATCAAACTGGGAGAAGCAGACGATGTGCCCGAAGGTAATTTCAAAGCCCGTATTCTGGAATTTGAGCCCAGCGTTGTAGACCCTGCATTGCAGATCGGAGGAGCGGTTTCCTATCGCTTCTTAGATGTATGCGCCCCAAGACCGGGAAGCATTATGGGTTTCCGGCGTATCCGCAGCCAAAGCTCTATTACAGGATAACCCTTAACAATCGGGGAAGGAAGTTCCTTCCCCTTTTTCATATTATGCCAGCGACTTTTACAACAGACCGATTGAAATGTAATTACTGCCATGAGTCCAAGCCAGCTTCGGACTTCAGCAGCAGAGCCCGAGCGCAAGTGGAAGCCAGCGACCCTAACGCCTTTTGCCAGAGTTGCGTTGATGGACTTTTCCGCTCCAGAAAATCCCCCGACGAAATCCCCGCATATTTATCCGAGGACATGGACAAGCGTTTGCAGAAATACAGGATACCCAATCAGGCTGAGTTGCAAAATGCTTCAGCCAGATTTGGCAGCCCCATGCATCACTCGGAGTTGATTCTTAAACTTCGGAGGATTGTAAGCGGGCTCCATGCTGTCCCAGGAAACATCGTAGGGGACATTTCCCTTTGCGTCTCCAGAGCCAACACAATTGAATATGTGACTTATTGCCACAAAGGTTATATGCCCGAATTGAGCATTGCTCACGTGGACATCCAAAACCTACCTTCCTTCGAGCAGCGAGGATGGAGAACCGTAGTAAAGAGATTTGAAGATGCCGGATTGATTACGGCAGAACAAGCAAGAAAGGAATTTAAATAATATGACAGAACCAAAAGAACCAACCAAAGCAACGCAAGCACAAGGATTGAACATTAGTCACGAAGATTTGAAATCGTTGCTCACGGAAGTAATCCGGGAAGCTAAGCGCCCTCAGATAATCGAGACTCCCAAAGAGTCTCAGCAGATGATCCGGGCTCAGGAGCTTGGCAAGATCGAAAACAAGAAGGCGATGAAAGCCTCATGCACACATCAGAGGGATGACGGCAAGTTTAACTTTGGCGGGCAGCGTTGCAGCGATGGCGTCATTCGCTTTATCTGCGGCACCTGCTTTGGAGTGTTCTCCCCGGAAGACAAGGACTACACCCACTATTTGAGATATGTGAAGCGTGATTTCTTGGGGAATGCACGGCAGCTCAGATAATGGCTACGACTCTCACACAGACGATCAATTGGGCTCAGGCTTTTGTCAGGCTCCAACCCCTCACAGGAGTTGGCGGCATCGACAACGAACCCGCCATCACCACGGCGAACAACATCAAACAGGCGATCCTCTCGTTTGCGTGGCCGTGGAACCGGAACTCCGTGACATTCACCACCACGGCTGGGATTCAGGATTACACGGAGTCCGTGCCGGATTTTGGCTTCCCGGAGAAAGCCTCCGTCAGCGGCTCAAGCGGCATGTTCGGGATTGATGTGATGCTGGTTTTGCACGATGCCATTGACCAAGGACGCCCCGCACATATCGCTCCCCAGGATGATGATGGAGCCGGAAACATCACCTTCCGCCTCTATCCCGTGCCCGATGGGGTTTACACGGTCATATTGATTTACCAAAAGGCAGCAACCTTGTTTGGCTCACCTTCGGATTACTGGAACCCGATTCCAGACCGTCTCTCCTACGTCTACAATTCCGGCTTTCTCGCCTCCACATTCGAGATGACGGACGATGCACGATTTCCCATTCAGATGCAGACCTTTTCCCGCCAGCTCGTAGCGGCGAACGCTGTCTTGGATTCGACGCAAAGCAACATCATGCTAGAGCCTAGATTGATTTCCAGCCGTCAAAGTGTGGACTCGAATCTGGCAGCACAACTCGGACGCCAAAGCCGAGGATGAGGCGCTAAGTTTTCTGTCTACCTATCCCTTTAGGTAGATATGTCTAACTCAACCATTTCTGTACAAAATGTCCTCGATTGGGCAAGAGCTTGGCCAGTCCTCACACAGATTGTGGGTTCTCCCGTGGCTGGTTACGCCACCGGGCAAAGCTCCACCGCTCTTGTCATAGCGAATGAAGTTGTGGCTGAAATTCTAGCCGAGCCCTTCAACTGGAAATGGAATCGCATCATTGCTCCAGCACTCTTGACGAGCAGCCTTCAGCAAGACTACCCGACCTCGATTCCCAATCTCGCATGGATTGAAGACGCCTACCGCATTGATATCAACAACACCACCAATCCCAAGCCAATCTTAGGCATTGAAATTGTTCGGGAACTCCTGCCGACCAGCTACCAGATGACTCCGCAGCAACTCAGTTGGATTCCGAACTCAGAAGCGCAGCTAGGAACGTGGACTCCTAATCAGACCTATGCCAGCGGCATTGGGCTCAATGCCATGCCCGCCCAGCCGTTCACGGCGATTCAGGATTCAAACGGCAACATTCAAGTTCTATCGGCATACGGCACCACAGCTACGGAACCGCCAACGTGGTCTACGACCGTAGGCAGCGTCACAGTAGACAACACAGCGGCATGGACGATGGTTGACCCTCAGGCTATCGCCTTTCGGCTATCTCCATTACCACCGAACACGGGGACTCTCTGGCAGGTTTTCGCAATTTACCAGATGAAGCCGCCTCTCATCACCAGCCTGTCCCAGACATGGGCTCCCATCCCAGACGAACTTGCTTATGTCTACCGTCAAGGATTCCTCGCCAAAGCATTGAAGTGTGCCGACGACCCGAGATACGAGCGGGAATACATGCTCTTCGAGGCGCTCATCCAGAAGGCATTGGGCAGCAGCGACCGTGAAGCGGAGAGCTACGGAATGTACCCCGGTAGAGGCATACAGGGCGGCACAGGCGGTGAAGTTGCTCCCGGCAGTCCCTATCCCGCTTCCATGTTGTTTCCGTGGGGCTAAACGATGGCAAATGAACTTCAGCGTGCAGGAGCCGCTTCCAAGCCAACTCGATATGCAAGCCTCTGGACGAACCGGATGTGCTCCGGTTTGTGGACTCAGCGGAGTCCCCTGCGAGATGCCGCTAGTACCAGATACGAGGAGAAATTCATAGGTGCTCGGGGAGACGCTCTGATTGGCGGCTTAAATACAGAGCTTACCAACCGCCTCACCCTTGCTCGCCGCCCCGGCCTGTCCGTGTTCAACTCAACCGACACGGAAGACGGCCCGCCAACTGGTCTAGGAGCCATCAATTCGTTTTACTCCTTCCGTTTTTACAACGGCAGTAGCGAACAAATCAAGGTCATCGCTGATACAGCGGCCACCGTCTATGATGTCAACCCCGGCTCGGGGAGCACTGCCATTTTCAACAAGAGCACTGGGTCTGGATCGAGCACCTTCAAGAGCATCGGGAACACCTTGTTCTGGGGCGATGGCGTTGACCAAAAGAAATGGCTAACTTCCCCACCTTGGAAAGCGACCACAGCTTACATTACCGGAAGTTTCATCGTTGACCCTAACAACAATGTTCAAGAAGCGATTGCTCCGCAAGGGGTATGGGCAATCTCCACGGCTTACACGGTCGGTCAATACATCTTTGACGATAACGGAAACATTCAGCAGGTATCGACCGCAGGTACTTCCGGCACATCGCAGCCTCCATGGGCTTCGACGGTAGGAGATTTCACCATCGATGGAACCGGAACTCTAGTCTGGACTTGCATGGGCGACTCCGGTACGAGCGGAGCCACGCTGCCTGCTTGGTCATCCACTTACGGCACCACTGTAAGCGATGGCACCGTCAATTGGATTTGCGTGGGCAACGCCGTGCAGAATTGGGGTACTGCTTACCCCACGGTAGCACCCGCAAACCAGCCTAGTGCTTATGTCGGAGCGGATTGCAGGTATTGGGCTCCGAACACCACGGTAGCACCCGGATACGCAATTCTGGATGCAAACGGCAATGTTCAGCTCATGTCTTCCACCGCTCCGGTTGGAGGCACGAGCTACTTGCCCACCTCATACACGATTAGTACAGGCAGTCCGTATCAGAATCCTACCGCTGCCTATGACGGCGACCCTAACAGCGCAGCTTATTTCTTCGGCTCTTATACAGACCATATCGGCGCAACCTGCACATGGAACTTTTCGACTACGGGCTCGGCAGTACCGCCCATTCTCCGGCTCAATGTGTTGTCAGAAATTCCAGCCACGGGGGAAATCCTTGCTGGAGGTTATTTTGTTTACGCTCACAGCGGCAACCATACATCCTCGAATCCCTCCGTCCCGCAGTTGGGGGGATCGGCAAGCCAAGCGGGGATTTCGTATTCCACCGATGGCGGAGCCACTTGGACGGTAGTCTATGACTTATACGCCACCGCCAGAACAAAGCAGTGGGACACCATTACTCTGCCTTCAGGAACCAACATCAACAATGTCCAGGTGCAAGCGAATGTATGGTCGCAAGATGTAATGGTTCATCTCGTCTACGAGATCAATCTCGTATGCGAAGAGGACGTAACCCTAAGCTCCACGGCGCTGCAAACAGGAAGCAGCATTCCCAAATGGTCTACGACCCTCTATGGCGTGACCAACGACGGGAACGCCTACTGGATCAACAGCGGCACGATTTCTTCATGGGTCTCCAATTCGCTTTACACGTTCACAGGGCCAACCGCTTCAATTGTCGATACAAACGGCAATCTTCAGGTGCTCCAAAATACCGGAACCTCCTCTACTACAGCGCCGATATGGGCGCTCACTCCGGGCAGCACGACCACGGACGGAACGCTGACATGGTTGAATTGCGGCTCCGGCACGGTAGCGGCATATTCGGGCTGGACATACGTCTACGCCTACCATTGCGTGGATGGTCATGTCTCCACCGCATCTCCAGCCAGTTATTCCACTGGCCCGGTCATGGGGAACATTGATGTCCCGCTTTCAGGACTTGGCTCCGCCGATCCTCAAGTAGACGCTACTTGGTTATTTAGGACGGTCGATGGCGGGTCTACGTTTTTGTTCATGGAGAGTATTCCGAATGCCAGCTCATGGAGCCTGAAGGATACCAACCCAGACGCTACGCTCAATCTATTTATTCAGGCGGCGATTGACGACGCCAACGACCCGCCTCCGGTTGGCTCCGTAGCTCCTGAATACCATCTTGGACGTGTCTGGGTTGCAGTCGGCAACAGTATCTATTATTCGCAGAGCTATACCAGCGTCGGCGTGGCGGTGCAGAGCTTTCCGCCGCTCAATTACTTTATCTTCCCATCCATCGTGACCCGGATGGTGAGCACACCATCCGGCTTGCTGGTATTTACGGTGTCCGATGTTTTCGTGATCTTGGGGACGGGCATCGACTCAGTATTTTTCGTCACCAATTTCATTGATGGAGTCGGACTGCTGAGCTACTTCGCATTAGCCATCAATGGCAGCACCCCGATGCTGCTCACATCCGATGGGCAATTTCTTGCGATCACTACCGATGGCGGCGTATCCGAGCTGGGCTTCCCCATCGGAGATTTGCTTGAGAAGTTCAATCCCGCCTCAGCCTATATTTCATGGCATGTTGACGGGAGCCAGGACAAGGCAATTTATGTCAGCGACGGGGCTACTGGCTGGTATCGCTGCAACCCGACCTCTACGCCCGAGACAGGGCTGGTTTGGAGCCCATTTGCCGCAATTACGGGCGGATGCTCTGCGGTGCAGAGTATCGAAGTGAGCCCCGGCGTCCACCGCCTCCTGGTTGGCGGAACCACTACTGTAACTACCACCACTTCAAGTCAGACTGTCTATGCCTATCCCACCAGCGTAACTTCCGGGCAAAACGCTACTCCAGCATGTTTACTATCTACCGGGGTATCCCTGGGTGCTCCAGGAACAGGGTCTATCACCTTCCCTACTGCCGCATCCGAAGACTACTTCATCACATTCATTAGGTGGACGGGATTCTCCGCTAGTCTGCCAGAGGGTGCAACTGTTACCTCAATCTACGGCGTAGTAGATGCTTCTTTTGTAAATGGGTCAACTTCCGGGTATGGAAACTATGCTGACGCTTGGTTTGGAACATTCTTCGGCAGCCCCACGGATACTACTTATGAAGAGGAAGGCAGTTGGTATTTTCCTCCAGATATACAAGCCAATTATCCTTGGCAGAACGGATACCCGTTTACGCCCCAGACGACAATGGTATCTCTGGGCACCGATCTCTCTGTTGTGTCCAATGCGTTCGTCCGTGTCCTGGGAGCAGTCACTAGTCTCCCTACTGAATTGCAGGTATCGGCAATCTCCATTCAAGTAAACTACACGGCTTCAACGTCAGTGACTGTGAACACTCCCATCCTCATGCGTGATCCCACCGTCTTTACCGACAACGGCACAGCATATGAAGCCAACGCCGTATTCGGTAGTATCGTGCTTGCCTACCCCGGTCAACTTGCAGAGGTTGTCTTCTTGACCTATGACTCCCCGAAAATCGCAGGAGCGAACCTGCCATCACTGGGCGTGATTTTGGATGAGGCGCTTCCCTACTACACGGGAGATTTCACCACACTCAACAGCGTAGTGAACGATCCTCCGCTCTTGCCTGAATCTTCATCGCTGAGTTCCAAGAGAGCGTATATGAGCCAGAGCCAACTTCCCGCATGGTGTAGGAGCCTCCAGATCAAAGTTGACTTCGGGCAAGACGCATACCCCGAGGAACTACTTTCACTTTGCATTTTCGGAGGGCACAGCTCGGAGTAAAGCAATATGGCAAACAGATTAGATTTCCAACCCGACCAGTCCCAACTCTCCCCGGTGGATGAGCCAACGGCAGCGCCGAGCGCTCCTGTGTCCGGCGAAGCCTTCGGCGCTGCCCCTCAACCGGAAACTGGAAACATGTTCCAGCGATGCTCCGTTCCGGCGCTAACTCCGGTATCCGCCGATAGCTTGCGGCAGTTTATAAAACCCGGCATCCCACAGAATCGACTCTCGCCGTTGCCGATCCTGACGCCTCCAGCGCCAGTCAAGAGCACATCGGCAAGTAACAGCACGGCAAAAACAACGAGCACGGCGACTCCGCAAAGCACGGGAGTTTTTCCGGTCGCATCGCCCACGGGTACTAGTCCGGCAGGGCAAGACAAAAATATCCAAGTGAATTCGCAAGGGGTCTTCTACGGCTCCAATGCATTCACATGGGATAAGGTTTTTGGCGCTTTTGGGGTCACAGGAACAGTTTCGATTTCAGGGGTAACTCAGATAGGCGCTATCACGGACGTACAAGCGGCGATCAACTCCAAGGTGCCCCAAACCACCACGGTAAATTCTCATGCTCTTTCGAGCAACGTAGTTATCAGTGCAAGCGACATCACGACGGGAACACTCCCCCACGCCCAGCTTCCACCGTTGATAAGCTCGGACATTCCCAACAACGCCGCCAACACCAGCGGCACAGCCGCCAACTTATCAGGGACACCTGCATTGCCGAATGGCACCACGGCTACCACCCAAACGCAAGGGAATAATTCCTCCAACTTAGCGACTACAGCATATGTGGATACCGGATTGGCTGCGGCAGCGGGTAGTAACTCCTACCGCTTTACTCAATCCAGCCCTAGCTCTACTTGGGTTATCGTTCATGACTTAAATAGTGTTCCTCTGAACATGACAGTGATGGATAGTACCGATACCCAGGTATTGGTAGAAGCTAATTTCACTTCAAATAATGTAGTTACATTACATTTCACTGCGCCTGAATCGGGCACAGCATTCTTGGCGAAATAAACATGACAACACTTAAGGTTCGGGCTGCCACACAAGAGGATATTCCGGCGTTCACGGAATACATAAGGGCGAATCAAGCGAAGAACGAGTTTGACCCGGAAGTGTTGGGCTACGCCACGACCAGAGTGCTTGCGGTCGATGACATCAAAACGAGTGTCAAAAACTTTGACACTCCCTCCGGTTCCGAACCCGTGATGTTTCTCCCTATCACCCTCACGATAATGCTGGACAGCCTTGCTCCCAAGCCATCTTTACCACCCCACAAACGAGCATTGGCATTAAGAAAATGCGTTATGGAAATCATAGATAGAGCTGCCAAACATGGCATTGGGGAAATCCATTTCCTCTCCACTGATCCAGCCACCATTCGGTTTGCAAAGGCTCATGGATTTGAGGAATTGGAAACGAAGATTTTGAGGCTGAAGCCAAGGCAGTTTAGCCCGAGGAAGAAAGTAGATGTCAATAAAGTGGTCTAACACAGTAATTTTTATGAACAAGGGCGGGGCGGATGCCAATGCCGCCGCCCAGACTTCGTTTTACAACACGCTCACCTCGAATTACGCCAGCATGTTCAGCAACTACACCAGTTCGCTCAACTTCATGCAAGGGCAGTTGAAACCAATAATTCAAGCAGGGCCGGGACAGTTTGGATTCAGCGGAGGTGAGACTGCCGCTTTGAGAAGCGGAGCCACTGAAAACACCGCACAGCAGTACGGGAATGCCGCCAAAGCAGTAGGCGAGAAGATGGCGACAGCCGGAGGCGGAAACACCTACGTTCCATCCGGCGCTGCGACCCAGGTGCAGGGATCATTGGCATCGGCGGGAGCCTCGCAGGAAGCAGGAGCCCAAAATCAGATTACCGCTGCCGGATACCAACAAGGACAGCAGAACTATTGGAGTGCTCTCAGCGGCTATGCCGGGGTTATGCCCAACGCAAATGCCTTTGCTGGCAGTGCCAACCAAGGAGGACAAGATGCAACTAGCGCAATTGGGACTGAAATCCAAGCCGATCAGGGCTGGGAAGGCGCACTCGGAGGAGCCCTTGGCGGAGTCGGATCGGCACTTGGCGGGGCTTTGAGCAAGGGCGGGGCTTTGAACAAGTAAGGAAAAATAATTATGGACACACCAACACCAACTCCATTACCGCAGGATCAACCACCCCAGAGCACCGGGGGAACTACTACCTCTGCTCAAGCTTACAACCCGCCAGCAGACCCATCTCAAAGCGATGGCGGCGGATTCCTTTCCCATGTGGGACACGTCTTAGTGGGGCTTGGCGGGCAACCGCAGCCTTCTTACAGCGTCGATCCCAGCACAGGGCAGGAGACAGCGCAGCAGGGGCAAGCATCGCCGGGGCAACTCTTCAAAAATTTGCTCGTCGGAGCCCTCCAAGGCATGGCTGCTGGTAGTCATGCTAAGGGATTGGGCATCGGTGGAGGCATCGGGCTCGGATTTCAAGGAGCTGAGGAAGCTAAACAGTCCCAGGACGATAGAGCCCGCCAGCAAGCCGCACAACAGTTCCAGATGCAGCAGACCGCTCAAAAAACTCAAGACACGCACCAGACTGCGATGGACGAACACACTTTGAATGGGCTGAAGATTGCGACTGCGAACAACGATAACATGGTTCGTTCAGCCACTCTGCCCAATGAAATCGCCACGATCAAATTGCAGCAAACTAAATTGGCGAATGATTTAGGGCTCACGAATGGGCAGGATATCACCGACTATAACCAAGTCACTCCCGCCATGTGGGACGACATCAAGCAGCATAAAGGTTTGTTTTTGTCTGCGGGCGGCGGCAAGGGTACGTATTACACCATGACCCAAGACCCTTATAAGCAGCCCAATGATAAAGATTTCCAAGTCACGGTTCCGACTCTCGAAAACGGGAAGATCGTAGACAAGGTATTAGCTACGGTTCCCGCTGGCAAAGCCACCATGGGAGCCCAGCTTGACGTAGCCAATCGATATGCCACCCAGCGTGTCACACTGGAGAAAACAGCGGCAGATATTGCGGACGCAAACGCCCGCACGACCGAAGCCAAGGCTCAAGCAGCCGAAGCCAATGCCAGAGTGGGCGCTATTGCCGACGAGTTGAAGGACAAGAAGCAGCAGAAGCAGGTTACTCAGGATTGGGGCTCGGCATTGACCGAGGCTGGAAACGATGTGGACAAAGCCAAGACGATCATGCAGCAGAAGTATGCAAAGTCATTCGGATTGTTGTCCGCCGCTGAGAGCATGAGTATTGCGAAGAACGGAGAGACCGTAACTGAGGCTGATCCAAATGATCCAACAGGTAAGAAGACCGTAACCAAGCAGCAGAGATTGTTCACCAATGCGCCCTCCGCAGCCGCAGGTATCTCCGTTCGCTTGGCGAATGGGCAGACTGGCAGCATACCCGCTGCGAATATTGAAGCGTTCTTGAAGGCGAATCCGGGAGCCAGTCGGCTTGATGCTGGAGCCGCTCCTGCTCAGCAGAGTCAGCCTGTCCAGACTACAGGCAGCGACAACATCAGCTACAGCAACCGTCCTTTCGACAACAAATAAGCCCTTAGGAGGTAATGCATGGCAGACCCATTCGCAGCGTTCGGAGGACAGGCAGATTCACCCAATCCTGCCCCGGTTGCTTCGCAACCGATAGCAGGAAGCGACCCGTTCGCAGCGTTCGGGGGGAAGGCGGATTCGTCTCCCGCAGCTTTACCAGCGACAACTGATCCATTTTCTGCTTTTGGCGGACAGGCACATACTCAGCCCATATCTACTACTGACCCGTTCGCCGCATTTGGCGGAAGTGCAACCGCCGCACCAGCTCCAGCACCCACCAGCAACGCAGACCAGCCGTGGTATTCCCGAGCTTGGGATTTTCTGAATACACCGACCGTGGACTTGAAACGCCAAGGAGCTACTGGCGTAGAGGCTGGCGTGGAGGATTTCGCTTCAGGCTTCACGAGTCCCTTGAATGTGGGGCTGGCGCTCGCAACTCTGGGCACCGCCCCGATACTTGAGAGCATCGGATTAGACCTCGCTAAGATGGCGGCACCGGAAGTATTGAACGCTGCCAAGACGGTTGGCAAACTAGCCAGTGCAGGTTTTACCGCTGTAATGCTCAAGGGGGTTGCCGACCAGTCTCCTCACTTTGTCCAGGCGGTAGAGAGTGGCGATACACAGAAGGCGCTGGAAATCGGCACCAATATGCTGCTCACCGGAGGGCTGGCAGGTTTGGGCGCTGCCCATACTGCGAAGGAGTTTGGCTGGCTACCGACCGATGAAGAACTCCAGCATGGTACAGCAGACAAGCTGGTTGGAACTTATCAGCGGATGACGAAAGAGGATGACGTTCAAGCCCGCACCTTCAATCAAGAATTCAAAAAAGCCGTGCCCGATGTGTCCACACGGGGCGCTATCCAACTTTACGCCGAGGCTGGAGGCGACCAAAGCACACTTGCCGATTGGCAGCAGAAGATAGAAGCCAGCGACACAGTAAAGCCCGGTCTAAAAACTCAAGTGCTTGATGTGCTCAAGAAGGCTCAGAGCCTCACAGATGATGAGGCTGGGCAGGCTACCAAGCTGCGGGAGTTGTATGACCCCGACTTCGAGGAAGCCGTTTCTCACGACCTCTTGAGCACCGAGAGCAAGAAGACAAATTATGTTGCCAGGGCAAGGTGGCAGGGCGAAGAGGATTCGCCTGTTGACGACGCCAAGGTTGCATTGGGCGAGAGCAGCCAGCCGGATCATACAAAGCGCAGAATCTTCGAGACCACGGTTGATGGAATCTTGGCTGGCAAAGAGCCCGCCATGAATGGCAGCAGGTATGCGTTCGATGCGGCGGATACCGCCGCCGATTATCACCGTGCCATCGGAAAAGAAATTGCCCGCAGTGAATTTGTGAACAACGCCATGCGGATGAAAGCCGAGGATGGCAGACCTTTTGCCGTGCCAAGCGGAACAGGACAGACCCTTGAAAATTCAGGCACGGTCATTGCAAACAGTATGGCGATTCCCGACCACCCTTTGACGAAGGCTGAGATAGCACAGGCGAAAGCGGGATGGGCGAACCGAGCCGACCTACAGGACATGATCAATAGCGGAAAAGTGGTCGATATGGGCGACGGCAAATACCGATACAGCACCGATGGCTATGAGCAGGTGCAGAGCCCGCACACCAATAAATACTCCTATGCTGGCGACGGCGTTTTAGTGAAGGCTCCGGTTGCATTTCATCCCGATGTCATCGACCAAGCCAAGGCGATTTTGAAACCGGAGCCGTCTGCGTTACGGGCGATCCCCGGCGTCGGCAAGGCGCTGGAGTTGAGCAGCTTCGCCAAGCATACTTTGCTGGGAGGCTCCGGCTTCCACTGGATTCAGGAAGGCTTGCGAGGAATCGAGTCCGGCGTGAATCCGTTCAACCTTGAAGATTGGGATATGAACAATCCTGCCCATGTCCGATTGATTGAAGCTGGAGGATTGCAGCCGGGAATTGAGCAGGGAGCCAATGCATTTACCGAGGGCGTAGAAGGCTCTGGGGCTTTGGCGAAAATCCCCGGCGTAGGCGTACTGGTCAACAAACTGAATCAGAATTTGTTTGGATCAGGCGGCTTTATCGACCGATTAAAATTGACCTCGGCTTTGAAGTTTGCCGACCGCCTGAAAGAAACCAATCCCGACATGGACATGATGACCCGCTACAAGGTGGCTGGGCAGATGAGTAATGCTCGATTCGGCGGATTGAATTATTTGAGCATGGGCAGGAGCAAGACCGCACAGGACATTCTCCGGCTCACGCTGTTAGCCCCCGATTGGCTGGAATCGCAAGCCAGGGATATGGGATTCGCAGCCAAGTTTCCGAAGATAGGCGGGGCGGATTTAGCCCGCATTGCCCTCTACAACTTTACGGCGGCAAGGGCGCTCAACTATGCCGTGAATGGGAACTCCCACATGGAGGAACCTTTCGGCGTAGTCAGTAAGGATGGAAAGAAAGTTTACAGCGTCCGCACCATGCCTAGCGACCTCTGGCACGCAGCCACCAACCCCCGAGACTTCGCTTTCAACAGATTGAACCCCGTCTTCTCCCGTACTGGGGTTGAACTTGGCACAGGGCGTGATAAGCAAGGGCATGAGCGGAACATGGGCGAACAACTCGTTGATTTGTTCAAGAACATGACGCCGATTCCGGCTCAAGGGATTCTGGACAAAGTTACGGGGCAGACCCGACCGAATGAAAGTTTGTCGGATTCTGCCTTGTCAGCGATGGGAGCTACGACCAAGCCCAACTACACTCCGGCTGAATCATTAGCGTATAAGCTCTCTAGTGGCAGAGCAGGAAGCGCAGAGCAGCCAGCGGATACTTTGGAGCGTCACCACAAAATCTATGAGCTTGAGGACAGGCTGAGGAGCGGGGATGCATCGGCATTGAATGATGCTAGGAGCTTGGCGGCAGGAGGTATTTTGGCTCCAGCCGATGTTGCGAAGATTGCCAAGGATTCCAAGGCAAGCAGGTTGGGTTCCGTCACCAAGAACCTGCCATTGTCGAATGCTCTTAATGTTTACGATATGGCGACCGACCAGGAGAAGGAGCAGCTCAAGCCCGTCCTACTGCGGAAGGTTGCGGCATACCAAAAGACCGAGCGCATGAAGCAGACCACTTTGGAGCGGCAGAGGATGGATAGTCGGCTGGCGAAGTTTGGGGCGGAGACGCCGACCGAAGAATAGCAACCCTTGCTTATCATAGTTGGCTGAGTCAGGGCGGAGATGAAACGCAAAGATTGCAGCGGCGTTGATGCGGTCACGCCCCTTATTCGGAGCCACTATAGTTGCGGCGACGACCAGCTTCAGTCCACTTGCTCGGTGTTGCTGGTTCTCGAACGAGCATTCGCAGAACTCCCAAGCCGATCAGAGTGCCACAATCAGGTAGCGTCCGTAGCAAAGATCGCATCAAGTTGAGCGTTGCTTAAAATCAAAGCCACCTTTTTCCGAATGGGAGATCTGTTGATGTCCAGACGGTAGAAGTGATCCTCGCCCGAGGGACTTTTGGCTTTCCGTATCAACTGAATTCGGCCAAAGAGATGTCCATGCTTTTCGGCAAACTGGCAGAGACCGACCGCCTTTTCGTAGTTGTCCGCAAGGCTAGAATCATGCGGTTCCAAGATATCGCAAACAAACTCTTTATTCGACTGCCGAACGATAACGAAGTCGGGAAACATAGGTCTAATCTCGCCGCCAGTCGCATAAGGAATCTCTAGCGACCATGGCTTCCGATCAACGTTTCGTAGCCACGCAACGACCTTCGGATTTGCTAGCTCCTCTTCCAGAACTCCGGCTTCCCAGGAACCAAGTTCTGCACGGAATGTCTCACCTTCTTCCACGTACAGGTGCTTCGTCCATAGCGGGTCCGTCATATTTCTACGGAAATCGATGCTTTCTGGCAGATGAAGAGGTACTTCAGAGGGTTTGGCAGTAGCCAGCCTAAGTTTCTCGTAATACGAACGCCGTTGCTCTCGCAGTCTTCCAATCTCCTTTTTATGTAGGTCGTAAAGGAGATCGAATTCAGTTTCTCCATTTCCTTCGAGGGCCACCATGGCCTCATGATTCTTGGCTAGAACAATCACTTCAATTTTGACTTCGAACGAGTCTCGGTTGCCGTGTTTTTGCCAGTAGCTCATGTGTAGCCCGTGACTGAGAATGCGCCCGCTCTCTTCGAAGAGACGTTCTATATCTGCATCGGATGCATGGATGTAATAGTTCTCCAATGCCTCTGTTACGCTCGATCCCTGTGAGACAGCTACGGTCGTAAGTCCAACCTGGGCGATCTCCTTTGCAGCTTCGGTGAATCTTCCCGCCTCTTTAAGTCCACTCAGTTGCGTCTCCATCCACCCAGTGATTTTATCTTTAGCTTGCTCCCACACTTCAAGGTCCACACCGTCCAACGTCAGCCCTCTAGCAATGGCCATATAACGGCGAAGCGGGCTTTGTACACGGGTTGCATTTACACGATAGGTGATCAGTGATTCCATTGCAGCAAACACTTCATCGCAGTCCTCTCGTCGCTTGAGCACCACAAGCTCATGACTCGAACCAATTTCGGACGGCGGCACGTCTTCCACGTTCTGTAAATCTGCAATCACCCTTTGCACAGCGCCAGCGTCAAAATGAGGAAGGAACAAGTGGACATCGTTCAGAGCAGCATTACGCTCGATACGACGAGCTAGCGGGGTTCTAACCATTCGGCCAAGCAGTTGCGCAATGTACGTGTGATCTTCTGCCCGTCTGAAGGACATCATCACTTCAGCTCGGGGACAGTCCCATCCCGTAGATAAGCTAGTTTTAAAGAACACGATTCCTATATCGCTGTCTTCATCAATTCGAGACGCTTCGACACGGCGAATCCTCCTACCGCCAATTATCATGTCACTCACGTCGTGCATAGCGTGGGCGACCTCACAGTCGTCAAGTCGGCGGCCAATAGCGGATTCAATAACGTCCAGTGCATCACTCAGGTGCGTTTTCGATAACTGATCATCTGTTTTGTTCTCAACCTGTATGACGAGAATCGGAGATACTAAAGATTCGTGCTCCAACGAGCAGTATTTAGTCCATTCCTCTCGCAATTCATCCCATCGTCTCGCAGCCTCTTCCAGCAGTGCCATTTCCGCCAACGATATAGACTTAGGATGATGAATCAGAATACGATCTTTTAGCAGACCTGAGAGCCGCACGTCTTCCACAGGAATAGTGACTTTATGGACGGTATGAGGCGCTTGTTCAAGCAAATCCATGAAACGTTTCGGCGTAGCTGATAAACCAATGACAAGAGGCATTTTCACCAGCCCCACTTCTGGAGCGCCCAAAAGAAAGCGCTGCATAATCGTTTGCGCTTCCCTGGCGGCTCTTGCTCCGGTCATGCCCCGATGTGCCTCATCGATGACTACGTAGAAACGGTTGAGCGCCATCTGTGCTGTATTCGTGAGAGTGGTCCAGATGGAGTAGTCACGTCCATCACCAACTTTGGTTAGGAGCTTGTCGGTTCCGAGCTTCTGGGTGTTGATGAAGTAGATTCGCCCACCTTCAAGTCGTTCGGCGTCAAACGTAGAATCAATCGAAACGAGCTGCCACCTCGATTTAATCGAATCCGACTTGCTTTCAATCTTCATGCGTGTCTGTTCATTTAGCTCCGGCATATCTGACACCCAAAGGATGACGGCATCTGGTTGTGGTGTCCAAGTGCTAGGCCATGCAAGTTGGTCGTCAGGAGCAACTAATATGGCCTCTAAAAGCGAGGTCATCACAATCGTCTTGCCGCTTCCTGTAGGTGCGGAAAACGCTATTGCCTGAGGGTTATCGCTGGAGGCATATGTACGTGCGGTAATCAACTTATCCCGCAAGGCATGGAGCACGTCTTTTTGAAAATCAAAGAGTGGGAGCTTCATTTTGCACCCCTCTGTCAGTGGACATCAGTTCACCCTCGCTATCCGAAGCTTTGTTGATCATGAAATTCAACAGATAGTCTCGATACAGTTGAATCACTTCGGGAGCCCGGTCGTCTGTGCCGAGAACTTCTATCAGTTCAGCTTGCATATCTTTAAATGATTCATTGGCATCGGTCACGACGTACACGTACCCAACCTTCGGTCTCTTCTTCAGCACCGCACGCAGCGAGCCAAAGGCCGTTTCTTTTAGCAAGACTGCGAAGTTATTTGCCTCTGGTACAAACCATTCTGGAGGAGTCCCTGTTGCTAAACGAGGCTGCGAACCCACGGCTCCCGCCTTCAACCACAGCAGTGGAAGTAGCTCTCTGAAGGCACGGTTAAGTGCGACATGATCTTTGTCTAAGAACTCCATGCGCAGGTAAACGCAGTTGGAGGCAAACCCGCTTGCCAGTGGACGCTTTTCTTCTTCTTTGATAAGGGATGGCCCGAGCATCTCAATGACCTGAGTTTTCGTGACATCGAATAATTTCTTGTTCGATGTCACGATATAGAAGTCTGTGATGTGTTCTTGACCCTCTAATGCGGCGATCCACTCTTCAGCTTTGGCAATGTCAAACAAGATGCTAGTTGTGTGCTTCGGTGACACGACGAAAAAAGGAGCTTTCTCCACTAAAGATTGAGGAAGATCGTTTAAAAGCGAAATCAGTTGTTTCCTGGACGCTGGTTTGTTTAAAGATGCGGAATCAACGAAGCCAAGCTGAGTGAATTTGCGAGGCATTTCCGCTTCGAGGTATCGTCCCGTCATGTAGCTTCCGGGCAGTGGTGTCCCATCATCCCGACTGCCGACAATCGTAAATTTAGATCGAGGCCAAGTCACAGACTGGCAGATTCCAGCGCTCTCCCATTCAGGGTCGCCTGGCCCAAACCCTTGCACACGGAGACGCTCTGCTTCCTCTGCCGATACCTCATTATTTGTGACGAGTATGCAGCGGCGTTTCCCATTGTCGCTGGCGTTGAGCAAGTTTACTGCATTGAGCGTGGTCCCACTGCCCGCAAAGAAATCCAAAATCAGCGCATTTGGCTTGTCTCGTACAATAGCGGCGAGCGTGTCACGAGTGGCATAGATTGATTTTGGATAAGAGAATCGGCTGCTCTCACCAAAAATGTTTCGTAGTAGGGTTGAGCCATGGCTGCCTGCATGATGTGTAGATCTGTTCCAGACCGTTTTGATCGGTTTCAGTTGCTCTGAACCGACACCATGCCCTAAAACAACAGTGTTTGTGACTGCATCCCTTGAGATGACTTGTAGCGTTCCGTCTTCGATCTCGGCTATGGCTTTCCGCTGAAGGTATAAGACGGTCCATGTTCTTCTTTTCTCGTCATATCCTCCAAGTTTCACGTAGCCTCTTTTGAGAAGGCTGTTGAAGGTCTCCGGTCCAACTCGCCATCGACCGAGTGCTCCGTCTGAACGAACAGGCCACGCAATCGTCCTTTTTACCGCAGGGCCCCAGTTTGGTTCTTTGCTTAAAGGCAAAGGGCTCCCTGCTCCGAGGATTTGTCGGGTCGTTGGGTCAATGCTGATCGGGAAAAACATTCCCGGACGGTCTTCACGTTGCGAGCCAACTCCTCGGCGGATGAGGGATTGCCATACATCCTGAGCCGCTGCAACCTTCTTGCCGTTTTCTGATGATAGGAGATCATCATGGCTTGAGGCCGTGAATGCCTCTGAGTTGAAACAGAAAAGTGCATACTCCTCTACCCGTGAGAACCGTCCCTGGGTAACTCCACCCGGTGTAGTAACGATTGTTACCATCTGACGATACATGTTGGGGAATAGCTGCTCCAACAACATCCCAAGATGATGCACTTCGTGCTCGTCAATAGTCACAATGAGCACCCCAGTGTCCGGCTTTAATAGACGTTGCGCTAGTTTGAGCCGCTTCTCCATGAAGGTGAGCCATTTCGAGTGCCGCCAAGCGTCATTCTCATCAACGTAGTCGTTGTTGTACTTCCAATCCCTGGCTCCGGTGTTGTAGGGCGGGTCGATGTAAATGCAATCCACCTTACCCGCATAGAGGTAATCCAAGAGTTGCAAAGCGTGGTAGTTGTCCGCCTCGATTAAGGTGTGCCATGGGGCGTCGGCTGGCCCGTTCGCAACAGCGTCCACGGGAGTTAAGGCAGGAAAGATTGGCCGACCGAATTGCTGCACGACGAGAAGATCGCCAACAGGGAAGCGGACGAGCTGCGAGTTGCCGTCCATGCCACCAGATTTGCGAGACGGTTTTTGGCAGAGCGCAACGCCATCGTTGACACGCCGGACCTGCCATACCTCTCTAAGAAGTCCCTTTTTCTTGCACACTAAGTCCCCCCGCCGAGGGCGGGCTTTATGTAAAGGCAAGAGTTCTGGCAAATGCTCTTCAAAAACAAGTCCGAATCTCTTGTCTCGGATGGCAGTTTGCCACTCACGAGTGAGTCGCTCACGTAGGAGAGGATCATCGATTTGATTTATGAGGTCGTGAATTGCAGCCATAATGATTGTGATCTACCCTCATTTTTTTTGCATGATCCGTTTCGAGATCGCAATCGCATCGGCAATTTCAGATGCGATTGCTGGTGATGGACGCCCCCAGGGCGAGTTTTCCGGCGACAAGGATGCTTTCTGCGATCAGGAATACCCGGTTCCCCCGCCCTTGTCCATTGGTCGGCACATAAAAAAACGCTTTTCGAGTTCGGTATGACTGTTTGCCATTGAAATCATGAGTCCTAAGCTGTTGATGTTACCAGTGTTGCTGCTGAAAGGAAGCAGGAATGTTGAACGAACTCCTGCTTTTCAAGGCTGGTGAAGTAAACGTTGAACCGGGCTGGCAATCAGCCAGCCCCCGAAGCTCCCCGGTTCGCCTCTCACCCAAACATCGCAGCCAGCGGCGTATTGTTGACGAATGTTTGACAGGCTTCGTCGGCGGCGTCGGACACCCCCAAATAAATTTGAGTGGTCTTCGTATCCTTGTGCCCCAACCACGCCGAGATGTCCCGGATTTTGGCTCCAGCCCGATGCAGCTTCGTAGCCCCAGTTTTCCGAAAGGCATGAAGTTCAAACCCGGTTAGACCCGCACACTTGGCGATGCGCTGGCACTTCCGCAGGAAATGACCTTCCACCCCGCCTCCGGCATTGGGGAACACCAGATCACGCTCACGCTTGCCCTTGCAGTGCTCCTGCAATTTACGCATGAGAGAAGCTGGGATGGGGACATAGCGCCCCAATGCCGCTTGCCCCTTCTGGCTTTTCAGCCGGAAGCCTCTATCCAGCTTTGGGCAGATGTGGAGTACATTGCTCTTAAAATTGAAGTCTTGAACTTCCGTGTTGGCGACTTCCTGCTCCCGTCCCATCGAATGCAGGAAAAACTTGTAGATCAACGCTTCGTCGGGAGAGCACGAAGAGAAGAATTTCTCAAGCTCCTCATCCGTGTAGACCCGGCAGGGCTTCGGCGGAAAACTCATCTCCGCAAGTATTTTCTTTCCCTTCTCATTACCGTTGACCCGTGCCAATGTATTCGCCGTCAGCAAAATGTTATGGCAGGTGCGGTCGCTGAATTTGTTGGGGTGTTCCCGAAGCCAGCGGCGGTACTTTTTGAAGAACGCCTCATCCATGTCCGCCAGCGATGTAGCGGGTGCGAAGTCTGTCAGGTAGGCAAGGTGTCTGCGGTACGAGACCAGAGTCCGCTTTGAGAAACCGTAGCCGGAATTCCCAATGCGATCCTCGCAGTCCTGTAAGTAATTTTTCACGGCATCGGTGATGAACTGGGGACTATCCAGCGGGGCGGCAGGGGTAGGTTCCGGCTCCGGGGTGTCCTTCCCCTCCACAATCCGGTTGAGCAACGCCGCCTTCTTCTTTGTGATTTCAACTTTGGCTACGTCAGCCAGCCGCCCGACATTCAAGCTCCGCTTGCGGTGCTTTCCATCGGCGTCCTCGCCCTCATACCACATGATGACGTAGGCACTGCCTTCCGGCAGGTTCTTGGGGCGCTCCGGTGCCTTCCGGTATTTCCAGCCATCGCCTACCTTTGAATAGATGTAAAGGGATACTCTCCGATTCTTGGTCACGCATTGCCTCCAACGGGTAATACCGAGTTGGCGGGCAGATGCAGAGAACTATTTTTCAGGAATCGTAAGAAGTGTAGTAAGAAGGTGGCTTATACCATATAAGTTATTCATTCTAAATGACTGGCGGAGGGTGAGGGATTCGAACCCCCGTTACGGTTTCCCGTAAAGCGGTTTTCAAGACCGCCTGTTTCAACCGCTCACACAACCCTCCGCGCTTGAAACATGCTGTAGTTTGTTTAGTTTACAACAACTTCTTTCGTTTCATCCTGTGCAACGGTTGCACAGTGGTTGCACAGTTCGTTTTCCAGAGCCTTCATGGCGGCCAAGCTTCGAGGATCTGCCCCGTCCCGTTTAATGTACGACTCCCGGGTAACGGCGACATCGCTGTGCCGCAAGATTGCCTGGATCACGATGTCTTGCACTCCCAGCTCGTGAAGGTTGGTTGCCAAACCTCTGCGAAAAGCGTGCCAACCGTGCCACTGTATCCTTGCGATTTTCAGCGTGGGCACAATGACCTTGCGCGTCATGTAGTCCAGATCAGCCGGCTTGCCATTCATGGTCTCGAAAAGATAGAGTTTAGGACCGAAGGCTCTTATGTGTGCCTCGATCCTCTCCGCGAGTGGAGCAATAACCGGCACTGCACCCTTCCCACGTTTCCCCTTCGGGTCACCCACGTGCGCCTTCCAAACGCTGCGCTCTACGTGAATAAGCTGGCCATCGTAATCCGCAAGTTGCAGACCGCGCAACTCGCCTTTTCTAAGGCCCGTGAACGCTGCCACCGCGATCGCCGTTCGCGCGGGATCCGGTACCAGACCAAGAATGCTTTCTATCTCCAACAAGGAATATGCGTGTGTTACCCCGCTGCAACGCGCCTTGGGGAGACATACATCCCTGACCGGATTTGGCATTCTTAGTACCCCCATTCGCGACGCATACCGAAAGACGCCACTGAGGAAATGCTTGATGTGGGCAAGAGACGTGCGATTAACGTCGTACTCTTGTGCGATGCTAGTGAGCAGCCGCTCGCAATCGACCGTGTGGAAATCGCGAAGCGGCCGTTCGCAGCTCCTCTGCAAGTATCCTTTAAAGATCTTCCGATACCCGCAATAGGTGGAAGGCCTTTTCTCACGCTCCACATACGGCAGATACTGGTCGGATATAAACGCAGACAGAGTGACGGCGTTTTCCGGCCTGATGCTCCCGTCGTTGATCGCTCGCAGAAACTCATCCGCAACACGCTTTGCAGCCGCCTTGGTCCCTTGTGGACCACCTGCTGAACACAAATTACGACACTTCTGAGCTTGTTTAATCGTGCCGTCCGATGTGGCAACGAACTCCCTATAGCGCAAGTACCAAAAACCGCCCTTGCGAAATATGTATCCTTTTTGGTGGTGTTGGGTCCTACTCATTGCCCCTCCTGGGCGAAGACCCTTCCCACCCCCTTGTTTTGTTACCAATGCCTACTATACGCCGCTCTGCCCATCCGTTGAGTTCCGAACTGCCCCAGCGGAATCGAACATATTTACCGAATCGCACGTGCGGGATAGGATCGCTCGCGCGAGCGCGCACTTGATCACGAATCCACGACTCCGGTAGTGTCCAACGACGCGCGAGTTCTTTGGAGTCAATGAACTGGTGCTCTGGATGTGCGGTGACGTCATGACCTGAGTGACCCATCTCAGCCATCCAAATCCTCTCCGCTAAATATGGCATATGTAACCAATTGAACACTCGACACCCGGCAGCTAATTCGTGACAGCCTGCGAGGGCGCGGCTTTTCGTTCAAATCAAATCTCACTGGACGGTCACTGTTACGGTAACCGCCGCCGGATTCATCACCGTGCCGGATCCCGTCGGAGTCACCGTCACCGTGTACATCTGTGGCGATGGCGTCGAACTGCCGCCGCTTCCGCCGCAGGCTACAAGCAAGCCCGCCGCCAAGATCGCCAGCGCCGTCAATAGCACGGCCAGCGCCCGCTTTTGGCGCCGCGTAAACGGAGCACCCAGCAGCACCGCGCAGAACATCACCGCCCCGCCGCTCTTCCACGGAAGCCGCGGCGAGTGCTTGGCCGCACTCGTCGTGGTCGTGATCATCAGCGTGGAGTTTCCCGTCGTGCCGGAGGCGAAGCTGACCGAAGGCGCACTCGCTGAGACCGCCGATGGCGTGCCATTGATCGAACTGACGCTGGTCGCAAACGAAACCGTCCCCGTGAAGTTGGTTGCGGTCAGGTTGAGGCTAAACCGCGCGTTGCTCCCGGCGGGGATCGTAATCGAACTCGAGGATGCGACCAATGTGTACGTCGGAGGCGCCAGCGCCGCATACAGCGCGCCGCCGTTAATCGAACCCAATCCCGTCACCAGGTCATAGCCGGCCGTGGCCTCATAACCCACCAGCCCGCCCACGCAACCCGTTGATCCCGTGGTACAGGGCTGCGCGTTGCTGCCCGTCGTGATGTCGTGGAAGACCGCCGCATAGTTCGTCGGTTTTGCCGCCAGGGTGTAGAGCGTCTGATTGAAGTTTCCCTGCTTGCCGTACTTCTCCACAAGAAGGGTCAGCATTCCCGCAAACGAGGGCGAGGAAGCTGAAGTTCCGCCCGCCGTCATCAGGTCAGTGTTCGAGTAGCGGAAGCCGTCTACGCAGCTTGGACCGTCCGTCTGCGATGGGTCGGTGGCGGAGGTGAAATTCTGCGTGCATAAAAGGTAGGGGTCGTGATCGGCTGATGCAGAGAAGGCAACGTCGGGCACAAAGCGCGCCGGCGCCCCGCTGAAGTTGCTCGGAGCCCACTGCCAGTTTGGCATGGCATAGTAGATACTCGCTCCGCCGCCGCCGGAGACCAGCGTATTGGTTGGATCGAGCGACTGATCGTAGGCCGTGTCGTTCCAACTCGTCTCCGGAATGTATTGCAGCGCTGAGCTGATGATGTCGGCTGTACTGCTGTATCTCCAGTACTCATTCGCACCCGGCTCAGGGCTGCCGGTGCTTCCATCGGCGCTGAACGTCGTTCCGCCAACGCCGGTCACATATGGGCTGGAGGCCGGATAGTCCGCAACCGCCCCTTGCGTGGCGATGGTATTCCCCTGGTCGCAGCCTGCCGCTCCCGCGTCGCCCGAGGAGTTCAGCACCGACTGTCCCTGCGCCACGGCTTCCTCCAGAAACCCATCGAACACGGTTCTCTGGTTCGCCGAGAATAGCGTCTCGCAACCCCCATAGCTGATGCTGATGACGGGTACCACTGCGCCACCTACCTTGTAGGTCGTCACCAGGTAGACCGCGGCACTGAACACGTCCTGATCCGAATCATCGGCGGCGGCATAGACGAAGTCCACCGTCGCGTTTTTGGCGATGCCGCCCGACCATTCCACGTCCAGGTCCGCCTCGCCGATATCGCCAACGCTTTCGCCCGCCACGTCGGTGCAGTTCGCCGTGCTGATGCAGACCATGTTTAACTTCGTCGCGCTTAGCCCGGCGGCGGCGCGGAAATCATCGATGTCCTCCGGCGGAAAGTAGGTCTGCCCGGCTATACCCACATGCATCCCAGTGCCGGTGTAGCCCGCGCTGTAGATCGGGGTAACGTTATAGATGGTCGCCCAGTCGCCCGGCGCCAGGAAGTGATTCCCCGAGAACTGTGAGGTGAATTGCGGATCTGGATGTTTCACGACCGCCCTCGGCTTCGGACGAAAGCCGCTCAGCCCGCCAACCCCTGCCACCACGTTGGCCAACCCCTGTGGAATCGCGATCTCCGTCGCGTTGCTGATGCGCGTGTCGAGGCCGGTCCTGTACTGATGAATCTGGGTGCGGAAGGCCAACTCCGCCTGCGCCACCGTTCCGGAAAACGTAATCAGGTTGCGCGACGGCGCCACGCCCTTCACCGTGAATCCCTGCTTCTCCAGCCAACCCGTCACCGGGCTCAGGTCTGGCTCTGTCAGTCCAAATCGCGCTCCGAACTCCTCCTGCGTCAACCACTGGTGATATTGAGCCGACTTCGGATTCTGCTGCGCCTCCACAAGAGCATCCAGCTCCGCCTTCTCGGCCACGCTTGGCGCAGTGTTCAGCGTCATCGCCTCCAGCCGCATGCCGGGGTTCGCCTCGCCCAGGTCACTCGCCTGCCGTATCAGTGGATGTACAGTTCCCGAGAGTGTCACCACTGGCCCCGAGTTCAGCTCCTGCGTAATCCGGTTGGGGCGCTGCGTGGTCTGGGAGACCAGTGTTACCGCCATTGCCAGAACCACAGCACACACGGCTGTCCATCTCTTCCAGCTGTTTACTGCAAGAAGCTGGTTTAATTTCATTCAAAAATCCTCTCGGAGAAAAGGTGAACCGCATAAGGTTTATGTGAGCAAATCAAGATGACATCACAGAGCCGTGTTGCTGAATGCCCTGTCCATTCTGAGAAGAACGCAGGACTCCAGGCCGCTCCTCCTAGCGAACGCCCCGTGTGACCGGATGAGTGGGCATAAGCTTCTGTCGCACTATGACCGGCAGCGCCCCGGATTGCCATTGCCGACCACCGGATGACCTCGGAACGCCACAGGACAGCTCCAAGGCACGTCCAGAAAACCAGAGAAATCAAAAGTCCGTTCACAATTCCTCTGGCCGCACTCAGCCCATCAAATTGCTCATCTTTTTCACTGGCGTAATTCAGAAGGTGCCTCCGGAGCAATCGAATTACCACTAGCAGGTGTGCGCCGCTGCGCGAGCGGCAAAGACAATTCCGGCGTGGATGTGTGAGGGCCATCCACGCTCTTTCCTCGCACCTTCTTTGTAGTGATAAAAGGCTGAACTGTGGCCTCGAACTTCTCAATCGCTTCACGAAGCGTGAGATATGCCCGATAGGCATTCAGGAGTTCGTAACACGCTTGGCATTCACCCTTGATGCCCCCTTGCTCATCCTTCACGGGGTTGTAGGCGAGATGCCGGGGACATCGGCCCTTGATGCGATACGCAACCCGAACTGCCATCTTGAACATATAGCTCCTCTCGTCTCGCAGAAAACAATAACATACATATTTGTACTATGTATACTAATATTACATAGCATTGACGGGGCGCGTGCATCCTCGAAGCCATAGACGCGGAGAGCTACCGCGTCGAGAAGAAGGCGGCCATGAAGATCGCGCTGGCGGACAAGGACGCCGAGATTGAGCCGGTGCCGACGGACGCTCACGGCCACAAGCCCGAGCCCGAGCTCGACCGCCTGAGCAACATCCTCAAGACGTTCAATGAGCAGTTCGGCACGCTGTCTACCGACACCGACCGGGTAACGAAGCGCATCCGAGACGACATCGCGCCCAAGGTCGCCGCCGACGCGGCCTGCCAGAACGCGAAGGAGAATACACCGCACACCGCGCACATGGCCCATGATCAGGCATTGGGCAAGGTGATGCAGCATCTCTTGAATGACGATACGCAGGTCTACAAGCAGTTCGTGGAGAACGAGTCGTTCAAGCGCTTCGTTGGCGACACGGTGTACGCGCTCACGAGCCAGTGATGAAGGGGCACCCTTATGCCAGCGTCGCCGGTAAGGTGATTGCCTACCAAAGGGCATCTTGGTATGCACTTGCAATTTGTTGTGACGCCATTATGATGTCACTATGCATCGCAAAGCAAACAACGGGGTGTCGAAACGGTCCGGCGCAGCGCGAGTACCGGTGACGGTTCGCCTGCCCGAGAATGTGGTCAAACAGATCGATGAAGAGTTGGACCACCGCGATATCCCCCTTTCACGCAACAACTGGCTGCTTGAGGCAGCTATCGAAAAGCTCCGAAAGAGCAATGCAGGAGGGTCAAATGGCACGCAGTGACCTTCTTGTCTCACTTGTCAAGGCGGGAAATACTGGTGACAGAAGGGGATTTCGCATGGTCACCGAAGCGATTATTGCGGAGGAACGCGCGAAGCGCCATGACGTGTTGGCTGATCGACTCGCCAAGGTGATTCAGCCCAACGGAAATGGGAATGGGAACGTGATGCAAAGCTCTACGGTGATGCCTATCGATTCGCTAAATAGAGGCAAGGATTTCATCTCTGAAATCGTCCCAAGGAGGCGACTCGAAGACCTTGTACTCTCACCTGCTTCACGGCGGGGCCTTGAGCAGCTTATCGAGGAACAGCACCGAGCGGATATCCTGCGTGCCCACGGTCTTGAGCCACGCAGTCGCGTTCTTCTCATAGGCCCACCGGGGACGGGTAAGACGACGGTGGCTGAAGCCCTGGCTGAAGCTGTGGCTGTTTCATTATTCGTCGTGCGATATGAATCGATGATCGGCAGCTATCTTGGCGAAACGGCTGCTCGCCTGAAACGCGTGTTTGATTATGCGCGCACTACACCTTGCGTCTTGTTCTTTGATGAGTTCGACGCGCTTGGGAAAGAGCGTGGCGATATTCACGAGACCGGCGAAATAAAACGTGTTGTCACGTCACTACTCATGCAGATAGATGAATTGCCCAGCTACACCATTGTGGCTGCGGCGACCAATCATCCTGAACTCCTTGATCGCGCTGCTTGGCGGCGGTTCCAGCTACGTCTAAATCTTCCCATGCCATCGCACAAAGAGCTTGCCGAATACATCGGTTTCTTTATGGCCCGTTTTGAGGAACCCGTAGGCTTATCCCCAGCGTCGATTGCTAAAGTTCTCGGCAAGATCAGTTACGCGGAGGCAGAGCAGTTCTGTCTCGATGTTCGCAGGCGTCAGGTACTGTCTGCGGGGCAAAAGCAGCTTAAGAACATCATTCACGAACAATTGAGTATGTGGACATCCAAGGCACGCGCGAAACAATCGACCCACAAAGAGGGGGATAATGCCAGAGCTTCCTCTGCTTCGCCTTCCGAATCCTAGCCCCGCAGCACTTCCCAGTGGCCCACGCGGAGGATCAGCGCTCCGTCTGCCCGCGAGAGGACGGCAAAGAGATCGCTTCGGTCCTATTTTTGATCGTCTCCAGAAAGTCCTTTCGCAGGCCAATGGCCAGATGGAACTTCGCGATGATCCAACTGCACTCGCACCGGAGCGCGTAATCGTCTTCGAGATTGCCGGTACGGTTGATAATTTCCTGAAAGCCCTCAGCAAAGTTGATGGACTCGAATTCATGGCAGAGTACGATACCGACTTTGCCCCAGATGAAGACTTTGCTGTCCAGGATGATCGCAAGGGCAGAGAAGGACAAGATCGCACTGACAAAGCTGTTCCATGCCGTTTTTATCTCGCGATGCCTGACCTCCAGGCCTTAACCCAACTCTTAGGCCTCTGGGAGCGGTGGAAGAATGAGCAGCCTCTGCGCAGGGGCTTTATACCATTTGAGCACCTATTCTCTCAGCTCCGCGACCTCCGGCCCTGGGGGCCACAAGACCGAATTCCTGACGAGACTATAGAATTCTGGCGCGCCCAGACAGCCCTCCATCCAGAGCTACCGGTTCGTACAGAAGTCGAACTGTGGTATCGCGAAAGCGAGGCTCGGCGGCGGACCTGCTCTGAGACGCTTCGAGCGATCGTAGCAGACAGCGGCGGACGAGTCATACACGAGACAATCATCTCCGATATCGCCTATCATGGCTTGCTCGTGGATGTTCCTTCTGGGTACGTCCAGAATCTCATCGATCATCAGGCTGTAAGACTTGCTCTAGCCGATGAGGTCATGTTTCTCCGGCCACAGAGCGTATTGCTCGACTCTCTGGAATTAGAGGCTACTACCGATGGATCGCTTAACGATGTAGCGATACAACTCACTCGGGGAGAGCCCATTGCGGCACTTCTAGACGGAATGCCCGTTCAATCGCATGTGCTTCTTGCGAACAGGTTGATCATCGACGATCCGGAAGACCTTCAAAATAGCGCACTCGTTTCTCAGCGAGTGCATGGCACCGCGATGGCCTCGCTTATTCTGCACGGCGACCGTAACGAAGTGGGCACTCCACTCCCGCGTCCTATTTATGTCAGGCCGCTAATGGTCACCCATGAGGATGGGTATGAGCACACACAGACTGACCGATTGCTGATCGATACCATTCACAATGCCATTCTGCGGATAAAGGGAACAGGTCCAGAAGAAGGTGTAGCCCCGACAGTATTTCTCATCAATCTGTCGATGGGAGACATTCGCCGTCCGTTTTCAGGAGTGATCAGCCCACTCGCTCGCCTTCTCGATTTCCTATCGGACAGGTATAACATTCTGTTTCTTGTTAGTGGCGGCAATGTCACAGCGCCTCTGGAGATTGCCGACTTTGATAGTTGGACATCATTCGAGCAAGCACCTCCAAACGAGCGTGAGCGCGCAGTGATTAAGTCATTGAATGCCGCTAAGCATGAACGGACAATCCTTTCTCCGGCGGAAGCGCTGAACGCACTGACGATAGGCGCTCATCATGACGACAACGTGGCAAATCGTCAGGTTGTCTACTACGCAGTAGACCCTCTTGAGGACAGTACACTTCCAAATGTCAGTTCCGGGTTGGGATTGGGTTATCGAAGAATGATCAAACCCGAACTCTTTCTGCCCGGCGGGCGGGAATATGTCCGCATGGTGGCTACTGGCGAGAGCCTACAAGTTGCTGTAACGCAGCCTCGCAGGATCTATGGCCTAAATACGGCCGCGCCTGATGCTCAGGGCCAAGGTCGTCTTGACCAGGTAGCTCTCACCGCAGGAACAAGTGCTGCAACCGCATTAGCGACGAGGGCTGGGGCGCGCATTTTTGAGGCGCTCATGGACCGTGAAGGTGGTTCCTTACTCTCCGATATTGATCCAGAATTCTATGCTGTAGTAGTCAAGGCATTGCTCCTGCATTCCGCCCGCTGGACTGGTAATGACGAACTGCTCAAAGAAGTCTGCGGACCGGACGACAGACGCCGACATGTCGAACGGGCTGAAAATTCCGCACGCTTTGTTGGTTTTGGGATACCCGATATTGACCGGGCGTTAGAGTGTTCCCGCAACAGGGCCACACTGGTGGGCTTCGGTGTGCTCCAGCCAGACACTGCGCATGGCTATTCGATTCCCTTGCCCGCTTGCTTAGAGGGCGTTACCGATCCCCGTACTCTTGCGGTCACTCTTGCCTGGTTTTCTCCAATCAAGTCAGGCCATCAGAGTTATCGCTGCGTCCGATTGGAGGCGGCTCCGTTAGATTCACCCATTCTGGCACTCGGTGTCGAAAGACGAAAAAGCCAACCCGCCGATGCGTCGGTAAAACGAGGAAGTGTTTTCCATGAGCATTTTGAGGGAGACTCTGCCGTAGCGTTTATCAACGATGGGCATCTGGGCCTGCGTGTATGGTGCAAGGGAGACGCGGGAATCACAGACGGTCAGTTGATTCGTTACGGAATCGCAGTAACGATTGAGGCAGGGACTGCGCTTCCCGTCTACGAAGAGATTCAACAAAGCTTGCGAATCAGGCCACGTCCATAAGATCGAAAGCGAAGAAGCCGGTCGCGGCACGATCAAACCGCTACTTGCTGGCCCGAACCCAACATATTTGCTACCAGGAGCAACTTTGCTGGAATCTGAGCACGCGAACTGTCATTATTGCGAGCACACGCATTTATGATTGCAAGCTGCCACAGGTAGGGAGTTGCTATGCGGATCTCCAATCTTTCTATACAGAATTTCCGCTCGATTGAAAACGTCACTTTCGAATTGCCGCAGGTTTGTGCGCTCGTTGGTCCGAACAACGCTGGGAAGAGTAATATTCTTGAAGCTCTCCGGCGTGTGCTTGGAACAGGCTGGGTAAGCGTATCGAGTTTCGCAGCAGAAGATGTATTCATGCACGATTCCGCTCGTGACATAACGATTTCCTGCTCCGTTGCTCCCCCGATTCAGTATCAGAGATTCAAGAATGCAACGCCAACCGCCATTCACGCACTTTCCTTTGAATATACGCGCTATAAAATTGGGGAGAAAAAGGGACAGCCGCGACTAGAGCAGACTTGCCGAGACGCCAAAGGTCAACCACCAAGCGTGCTGGCCAAGGCTCCCAAGACAGGCCAGGCGCCTCAATATGAGCGTTTGGTCGGAGTCCCTGCAGAGGTGCGCGATGCAATCCCCCTGATTTACATCGGAACCAACCGCTCGTTAAAGGAGCAACTCCCATCTGCCCGCTATTCGTTACTGCGACAAATGTTCGAGGACATCAACCGCCGCCTGCAAGATACCAGCGACACTGTGACTGTGAAACGTCAGGACGGGACGGAAGAGCAGGTTCCCCGTATCGAACGTTTTCGTGCTCTGATGCGGTCTGCGCTGATGCTACTGCGTACTGACGCATTTACGCAGGTCGAGGCTGCTATTAAGAGAAACGTTCTGCGACAATTGGGTTTCGATCCCACGGCCGATGCTGACAAAATAGATTTATATTTCACTCCGTTAGATAGTTTCGATTTCTATAAAACGCTGGATTTGCTGGTTAAGGAAGACAGTTTTACGATCAGCGCCCAGGAGATGGGTGAGGGGATGCAGAACGCCATCGTGCTGGCGATCCTTCAGGCATTCGAGGAAACTCAGAAGCAGGGAGCAATTCTTCTCATTGAAGAGCCGGAAATGTTCTTGCATCCCCAGATGCAACGCTCACTCTACAAAACGCTCCGTCGTATCGGCGAAAAGAATCAAGTTATCTATACGACCCATTCACCTCACTTCGTTGCGGTTCCTGACTATGAGCAAGTGATGCTTGTTCGCAAAACGGCAGGCTCAACAAAAGTATTTCCATCCACACTCCCAACCAACACAGCGCGACGGGAAAAGCTCATTAAGGAACTGGACCCGGAGAGAAACGAGTTGTTTTTCGCCACTCGACTCCTCATCGTTGAAGGCGATACAGAGAAGCTGGCATTTCCCGAATATGGCAAGTCTTTGGGGATTGATCTTGACCAAGCAGGTTCGACAATTATCGAGGTAGGCGGAAAGCGAAATTTGATGGAGTTTGCGAAGATCGCCATTTCGTTCGGTATCCCCACTGGGGTGGTCTACGATAAAGATTCATCAGATTTTCCAAAAGAGAAAAGGGCTGAAGAGGACGCCTACAACGCGGAGCTAGACGCATTAGCAAAATCAGATGGAACGGTTCAGGTGTGGAAATTCGACGCAAATTATGAAGAGCATCTTCGCAAAGCAGTGGGAGAAACAACGTATCAGGAGTTGTGTCAGAAATTTCCGAATGTCGGTAAACCAACCCGTGCTCGGCTGATAGCTATGGAGTCCGGCCTTGCTATTCCTGATCCAGTGGAAGCTATTTTGCGTTGGCTTGCCCACCGTCCAGTCACAAAATCATAAGTTCCTGCCTATGCGGCAGCCATGGGAATCACCTCACCGAATGGAGCTGGATGATCCTTGGTGGCCGCCCATAGGACTGGATGGTTCGGCGCGTCGTGTGGGAAGGAGCCCTCAAGGTCGGTGAAGACCACGAGCGCCTGCGGCTGGATCGACTGCTCCTCGATGTATTCGAAGCAAGGACAGAAGCTGGTCCCGCCGCCGCCCACTGGTTCGAGCGTAATCGGCTCGCCCTGTTCAAAGATGGCGGCGTTATGAACCTGGGTGTCGAAATAGAGCACATGCACCCGTTGCGGCCTCCGCTCCGAGATGATGGAGTTCAGCTCATCCTGAAAAAGTCCAAGCTGGCGGCGGTTGATCGAGCCGGAGCAATCCACGCCGACTACAATTTCACCCACGCCATCCTTGCGAATGCTCGGCAGGTAGAGGCCTGCGTCGATGTGGCGCCGATTGGGAGACGACCAGGAGTAATCCTCGGGAAACGCCGCGGCGAATGAATTCCGGAGTGCAGCCCGCCAATCCACGGTTGCCCGATCCCCCGCCTCCATGGCGCGGCGCACGCCGCCCGGAGCTTTGCCAGCCATGCGAGCGACAACTTCGGCCTGTTCAACAGCTCCGGTCCAGCTCATCTGCTGCTTTTCGATTTGGTCGCTGGTCGCTGGTGCGCCTTCCTTATCGGGGTTGGGCGCGTCGATGACCTGGCCAAAACCGCCGTTGGTCGTTGGAACCTTGGGCGCTGAAGTTCCCTCTTCGTCTCCCAGGGCCGAAGGATTTCCTGACCCGGAATTCGTGGAGCCGTTACCATCGACGCCGGCAGAGTCGCCGTCTTTGTCCTCGGCAATCAGGTTGTAGATCCGCTCCGCGCTCAGGTTCCGAAATGCTGGATCATAGAGTGCCCCTGCAGGGAGAGCGAGGTTTGCATCCCGAATGAGTGGGTTGATGGCGAAGTCGCACGCGACGTTCCAGCGTTTTGCCGAACGCGTTCCCCGCCG